GGTCAACTCAAGGACTTTGATTTCCTTGAACGCATCGTAGTTCAACTCCTGTACCGCGCGCTTGGCATGAAACAAAATCTTGTAGCGCTCCTCATTGTTCACCAACGAGTGATTGCCGGCGTACATCAATTGAAAGTTCTTGACGATATCTTGGAGGCTTACGTATTGGTAAGACCCCCAGTTGGCGTTCTCTGGCGAGTTGCCATCGTTTTCGTAGTATTGATACTCGGATAAATAAGCCATAGTTGTTATTGTTGTACGCTAAATGAAGGCTGTTCGTGTGCTTGCTGAGTCATTCCGAATTGAACTACTTCAGCCTCTCTGATAGACATACCTGCATATTCAAGGATCTTGGTAGCCAACTTGTATTGGTAGTCCTCGGGAAGTTCAAAGTCTTGATAGTCAGGCTGTGATTGGTCGAACACTGGCTCACCACCTGTGATGCTGATGTATGTCCACTTCGGCTCCAATGGGTATCTAAAGTAGTTGGCAATCACCTGGCCGGGAATCTTGTAACTTACTGGCATCACAGTCATTACCTCGGCCTGCTGTGTGTAGGCGGGGAACAATGTTGATGGCGCAGTGAGGGTGGATGTATTCAAAAGAGTTGACTTTGCTTGAGTCACCTTCTCTGCTTCTACTGCCGCTGATGCTTTCAGAATCAAATAGTTGGCAGGAGTGGTTGTAAATATGTTGTTATCCAACAGGATCACGGTGTTGCTTGATACCACTACTACATTGGCCTGCGCGTATGTGGTGGTATTGACCATCAAATCCCCGGGGACAATGCCCGCTGTGGTGAATGTAGCACCGCTATCAACCAATTGGAAAGCCACAACAGAGGTGTTGGTTCCGCTGTCAAGCACGGTCGGATAACAGATAACCTTGGTCATCATGTAGTAAGCATCCCCTGTGGTTGATAAACTTGGCAGAAAGAATACGCTACCAGCGAAATGGCTAACAGGATTGGTCACGTTGAATATCTCCATGGCCTCCTCGTAAGTTCTTTTCAAGTCTGCGTAGTCTGTGCCTGACACCCGATTGTTCTCCATCGTGATGATCTTGTTGTAAGAAGAGAACATCTCCTCGTACAATTCCATCTGTGCCTGACTGGCAAATAAGTTAAAGTCAGACGGAGATATATAGCCGTAGTTATTCTTGTTGATGATAGACAGTACGGTATTTCTTACTTCATTGATCATAATGTTGCTTAAGGCAAAGATAAAGAAAAAAAAAGAGGGAGCATTTGCCCCCTCTCTTTAGGTAAAAAGAAAAGTTTAGTATTGCACTTCCATGCTTTTCTCAAGCAACTTGATGGCGTCAATTCCCTCTTCTGTTTGGAGGAACAAAGCCACTTCAGTGTATGGATCGGACCCGAATGGTACGTTCATCATCTTGCGCTTGTTGCTTGGGATGTTAAACCATACCTCCTTGTTGCCGTTTCTAAATGCCAACACTTTGCTATCAAAGTACTTGTGGACATTAGATTCCAACTTGAGCATTGGGTCATTAATAAGGTTCAAGAATCCCTTTGGGTCTCTCTTGGCGTAAATCAAAATGTCTCTCTTCAATTCCGCTGTGCTAACAACAGAGGGGTCTTTGCCAAATAGAACTCGAGCGACATTCTCAAGTTGCTCTATTGACAATGAGCGAGCCTCCATCAAAGCATCAACCTCTTCGTTCAAGAAGTCAACCTCTTTCTGTGCATCCTTCTCGTAGTTAACCTCTGTGAATACAGTACCATTCATTGGATGGTAGTGGAGGAAGTGTTGGAGTACAGGGTTGTTCTTTGGAACACGAAGCATACCATCCTCGAAGATGATCGGCTCAACAATGGCGTTGCCATCTTGCTCCTCTTCAAATGGGGATTTTTGGTTTACTGCATATCGCAATGGGCGATTGACGTTGTTGTCCTCATCAAACCACAACAGAGGAAATCTGCGTGTGCTTCTTGATGGGATAGTGAAAGAAAGTGGAGACGAATGTAAAAGTTTGTAGACCTTGTCTACTGATACGATGTTGTGTTTCATGATATAATTTGATAAGATTTTCTTTTTAAAAAGGAGAGTGCCATTGCTGACACCCTCCTGATTATTTAAATCAACTTGTCTGTGTTATTACAGATTAGGCACCGTAACGGAACAATACGAAGTTATTAGCACCCAAGGTACATACACAACGCTCAGACAAGAAGTTAACTTCCATAGCATCCAAGTCGCTAGTAGCAGCACCACCGGCAGAACCTGTGATCCAAGTCTTGTAACGACGATCCTCAGTGGCAGTTGCGCGGTAACGAACGTGCAAGAAAGGACGCTTGGCGTTCTTACCCAACACTTGGTCGTATACTGTGGTAGAACCAGCAGGTACCAACAAACCAGTGATTACGTTGGCAGTACTAGCACCAGTAGTAGATGCAGTCAAACCACCACGCATGGTAGGATCGTTCAAGTATTTCCAGTCAGACTTGTAGAAGTCATAACCACGACGGAAACCACTGAAGCCCAAGTTCAAGGCCATGTTGATATCGTTGTCGAACAAACCGAAAGACGCACCGTTTGCGGCAGTACCACCGTTGAAACCATTCAAGGTAGCCAACATGTCGTCGATGTCGAAACTGAAGTCACGGTTAACGAAGATTACGTTCTCTTCGATAGAACCTTGCTTGTCCAAACGAGAAACGATAGAATCGAAGTCGGCCAAAGTGGTTGGGTTACCACCGCCCCATACGTTTCCACGGTCGTTTACTACGTAGAACACACCTTCAGAACCTTTGTAACCAGCAGCAACAGCACCTGAACCACTTACGGCAGGAACGGCTTCGATCATAGCGGTTTCCAAATAGTCTTCGAAACGCAAACGAGTCTCATGCTCAGACTTCAAGTACCACAAGAATCCAGATGCACCATTCTCGGTAGTAACCTCGATCCATCCGATCTGAGCCATGTCAGAACCAGATACCGCGTACTTATCCTTGATGATGATAGGACTGTTGTCGAAGATTTCATCTTCTGCTTCCAAAGAACCTTGCATTCCGTTAGTTCCTTTTTTGAATTCAGAACCGTAGATGAAGATTGTGAAAGTGTTACCAGCAGATGCGTTGGTCATACCGGCTGCTTCGTAGAAAGCAACATCGATAGTGCCAGCACTAGTGTTAACGGCAGTGATGATACCTTTGTTCTGGGTAGGACCAGCAACGTTAGGAGTGATAACTACAGTTTGGCCTACACGCAATGCGATGCTACCGGCAGTCAAACCAATAGAAGCACGGTTAGGAACCAACACGTCGTTGATGGTGAAAGTCGCAGTATCTGCGCTAGACAACACGGTGGTAGTACAGTTGATGTACTTGATGTGCAAACGGCCTTGTTCAGCCCATTTGATCATGTCTGAGTTGGATGGCATTTCAGCGCCAACCATACGCAAGAAAGAAGCGATAGTACGATTACCGTAACGCTCAAATTCTTTCTCGTAAGTATCAGGAAGATACTGGTTCAAGAAGTTGAAGTCGGTAATGTAGTTAGTAGATAGGGGGACCTGTTGCGCACTCGGCTGCAACTGATAGGTCGGGGTAGATAAAACTGCCATTGTAGTTTAATTTTTCTTTGTTGTAGTTAGATTTTTTTCATGCTTCGGATTCTCAAACCTTTGCCGGAATCAGGGTTCACCGATTTAACCTGGAACCCGTCTTTCACCGTTGACTGAGGGGCCTGTCTTTCGCTCATATTAATGTTCTTAATTTTGCGATTGACATCCTCTGTCGCTGCTGACATGCCTTGCTCATAAAAGAACTTGGCAAACCTTTCGGGGTTCATTGCCACCGCCAACGCTCTATGATAACCCGCTGCATCCTTGATCATCCCGCTCTCATCCAAGTACTTATTGATAAAGTTTGTTGGTGTCAATTGGGCTTTCTTCAATTCGGCAGCATCCCCCGGTGCGAAACGTACAACTTGGTCATTCAACTTGAACTCAAAACCTTTGAACTCATTGTTAAATACCTCGTCGGTTTTCTTTGAAAACCAATCACGCTTACGCTCGGCTTCTTGCTCCATAGTTTTCGCCTGCGATATATATTGCTTGTATGCCTGCAACTCCTCTTTTTCTTCGGGAGAAACGTCTGCCGTTCTTGACTCAAGGGGCATTTTGTATTTCTCTTTCTGAGTAGTGAAGTATTGCTTGGCTTCTGCAATCATTTTTTTCTTGGCCAGTTTGGCTTTCTTGATAGTCGAGTCATCGTCCAAGTCCTCATTGTATGAGTAGTCTTCCATCATGACATCGATATCTTCGTCGTCCAAACCAACCTGTGTTGACTTAAAGTAACTGCGTAAGATGTTGTCAGGGTCCATTGTGTCGAAGTCTTCTTTCAACTTGAGGAAGTCTTCAAACCCACGGCCTGTCTCTTTGCGGTACTTCAAGTATGCTGATACGTCCTCGGGCAATTGCTCGTCGGATCTCTCAGAGACCAACTCATCAAATGAGTTGATTTGTTTATTGTAGCGCTTGCTAATATATGAAAGAACGTCTTCCTCCTGTAACTCAGCACTCTGTAGTTGTGGCTCTGGCTGCGACTCTGGCTGCAACTCAGGCTCTAACTCGGGTGTTGGCTCAGGAGCCGGCGCGGGAGTTCTCTGATGGTCCATCGATACGGCTTGCACCTGTATCTGTTCCTCATGCTTGTTCAGCAATTCTTCTTCCAACTCTTGTACGCCTTTACTTTCGATTGGCCTTACTTCTCTTACTTTGATTTCCATTTGATTAGATTTAATTTTTTACAAATTTATATATTTTTTCGAATATGGTTTAGCGAGGCTCGAACACCGACAAATCAAAGCCATCAAGCGAGTCTTCATTTGACTCGAAGTTGATTGGCGGTAGGTCGTTCTTGCGCTGATTGATCAACTTGGATTGCTCCGAGTTCTGTTGACTAATCCGCTTTGCCTTGGCTTCTTCCTTGGACATCTCTCTGCTAGTCAATGTTTGGTTGTTCAATCCGGCAATCGCCATGTTGTACTTGAACTCCTCGCCCATCAACTGTTGCTTCAGCCCGGCTTCTGCCTTCATGCGCTCAATCTCAAAGGCCACCTCAGCCTGCTTGACACGCATCTTAGATTGGCCTTCTGCCTCGATCTTCATCATGGCAGATTGAGAAGCCATCTGCTGGAGTTCCATGTTCTGTTGAGCAGCCATCTGTTGCTTCATCATTTCCATTTTGTCCCTATGCTCTTGCAACTTCATACGCTTAACCTTCAGCAATTGGTTTGCCATCTTAAGGTTCTTGATCTCGCGGATATCAATTGCATCCTCAAGATTGATGTCACCCTTTGACAAAGCCACCTGAATGTTGGCTTCCAACTGCGCGCGCTGCTCTTCGTCAGGAGCGATCTCCAAGAAGATACCAAAGTCATAGATGTATAACTCCTTGATTTCCTCCAAGATAGAGACGTTGTACTTTCCGATACGACTGATGAAGTCGTCCTTGAAGTCTGCGTATTGCAGGATGTCCGCAACGCGGTAGGTCAATGCTTCTGCGATTGATCTGAATATATATAAGCCAGCATCCAAGATGTGGCGAGTTGCTGTGTTTGAATTCAATGCGGCCAACTTCTGAAGACCAACCAATGAGTTGGGGTCAGGGGTGGATGCATCTCTTGCCTCGTTCAAGCCGGTCACTGTGCGCAACATATCCATGTAGTGGTTGTAGTTGGCGATCAGCATCTGCGTCTTGGCGGCGCCAGAGTTGGATGTCAATTGGGTGATAGGCACTCGTGCGTTGTTGAAGTCACCCTCTTGGGTATAACTACGACCGATAACACTACCCGTTTGGAAGTACAATCTCAATGCATCCTCCGGGTTGTAGGCATTGCCTGTTCCTAAATCAACTTCGTTCAGACCATCGGCATCAATGAATACACCATCAGGTACTGTACGAGCAATTACTTGTTGCAACTTCAAGTGAGTCAATTGAATCAAGTCAGCGAATGGAATCATTCTGCGAACCAAAGACTCAATAGTTCCTTTGTACATACGAGGCGCACATGCCACATAGTTTGGCAATGCATGCTGTACAGAAGACTTGGGACGTACCATGTTCTTGGACATCTCCCACTTCAATAAGTAGTTGGTACCCATGACCATAACGCCCTCATACCATACATCGATGGTCTTCTCTACTCTCTCGAACTTGCCATCCTCCATCATATCCATTGGTGGATTGAAGGTGTCATCTTTCTCAATGTAGCGGACGCCCCCACCCTCTAGATACTTCTTCTTATAAACAATCTTCTTGGTGGTTTTATAGTTAAAGTAAAGGAGAGTGGTGGTGTCCCTATAGAATAGGGTGTTCTGATAGAACTGAGCCACGTTGTAATAGTTGTACCAGTTCTGACTGCTCTTGGCAATTTCTTCCAAGTCAGCATTGGTCAGCGTGGGGTCTATCTTTAGTAACTCAATAATTGGTAATGATTTAATCTCGCCCCAATAGAAGCAATCTTTGAAGTATGGGTCTTCAGTGTAACTGTAAACCACGTTAGCGGGGTCTACGTAAGACACTTGAACACCTGCGCCGGGGAGAAACTCGTGCTTGGTTACACCGATACCAATAACAGTCATGTCGTAGTCGACACGCTTTCTCAAGTCGAGATACTTGTTCTCGTCAAGGATGGTATTGATGGCTTCCTCTTCTGCAATCTCAATCGCTGGCTTGTATTTCAACTGCATGTACAATGCCAACTCCTCATCGTTAGATGGTAGATCCTCGGGGTTAACCGTGAATGCGCTAATGCCTGTACGCTGTTGAACAATCTCTAGGATATCCTTTGATACCATCTGAGATTCGATAATGTCTTGGTATTTGCTACGCTTTGCCTGAGACAATGCGTCCTGCGAGTAAGCCTTTACCTTGAATAATCTGTCTGACATCCCGTTCACCACAATATCCACAAACTTTGGGATAACCGGTACTGGTGTCCAGTCCAAATTCAAGTAAGACAAGTCGCCATCGATAGCGAGTTCGTTCTTGTACTTCTGCACAGACTGCTCACCACGAGCGTAAAGTCTGAGCCTGTGGAAGTCTCTCCACTGACCATAGTATCTACATTGGTTTCCGTCTTTGCGGAACCATTCGTAAGAAATTGCGCCGCCTATTTGCAACCCGTATTCGGCAGACGCTTTTTCCTGATCAGAGGCGAACTGATCAGGAAATCCTGTAGCCGATATGTTAATTTTAATATCTTCCATTTTATACGTATCTCCAAGTTTCTCTATTTATTATACATCGGATTGTAGCCTTGCACACACCAAATTGTTTTGCTATTGACCTTTGGCTTTGCCCTCCAACGTGGAGACTTCTTATTTGGATTACATTTGATTCTGTCAATTTAGAGGCTTTGTTGTTTTCTCCCTTTGGTTGGGATTTGGACATTTTTTCTTTAGTCTCCTCTGATGTGGTCTTCCCATAAGCGTGATTCTTTTCGCCGGAAACGCTATCTGACATTTTTTGTCTGGTCTCTTTTGATACAACCTTCCCTGTGTGGAACTCTGATATTCTTTGTCTATGCCATTGAGATATGGTTTTGCCCTTGTTAGGCTCACCCATTTTTAATCTAGCCTCTTCGCTGTGAACGATGCCTCTCACACCATCACCACCTGATGTGATGTTACATAGTGTTCCGCCATCTGACTTCCTTTTGTAAAGGCTAATGAGTTCTATTTCTTTTTGCTTTGCAAATTCATAGTCGATGTCATCAAACAAGATGTGAACGTCATAGTCACAAGCAGATACAATTGACTTCCAATAAGCGTTTCTATGAGTTTTAGAATACGCCCTTTTGGTGTCAACGCCTATTCCTATATAGAATGGCATATTGGTATCTTTCCTTATATGTCTATAGACGCAAGCCATTATCGAATGATTTCACTTATATCCCCTTTGTTTGAGTACCTTGCAAAAGTAATGCTAATTTTTGATTCTTTTTTTTCAGGTAAATATAGGTGTTTTTGATTTGCCATAATAGCAAGCCCCGAACTGATTGACGCATCGAAGCGTGTCCTGTTGGATATATCGAACTTTGCCCAGTCCTCGAGTGTCTTATTGAATGGCATTGTGCCTATCAAATCAGAGTCTCTGTACCGCCCTTCAAAGTCAAACCCGATGTGCTTCTCGATGTAGGACTCGATGGCCGCAGCGTGCGACTGCCTCACGTCCTCCGATGAGTTTGGTATACCACCCAACTCGCGTTCTGTCTTGGACAGATTGTTGTACAACTTGTCGGGTCGGTTGATGCTGTATCCTCGGTAGCCCCTGTTCTTCAAATGGTATAGCAATCGCGGTTTGTTGTTCTCCGCTAGCACCGGCATACCATAGAATACCAATGCCATCAGCACGTCCTCGAAGAATATCTCCGCCGTTGGTGGCCTCGATATGTACTCAAGGAAGAACTCGTTGGTGGGGGCATTGTCCATGTGGTACTTGGTCAGCCCGTGTAACGCACCATTAGACCCACGCCCATCGACGGTGGCCGAAATATCGTATGAGTCACAACCGAACGAACCGAGATGCTCGTTTCCGGGGTACTTGATCCCATTGCGGGTGATCATGCTGTTCTGCATGTTGGAGTCGGGGACCCAACTCACCAAGAACCTGCCTCTATTGTCAGGGACGAACAGCACCTTGGTATCCTTGATGCCATCCTTCCACATAAACGTCCCGCGTGTCACCGTGTGGGCCAACACTTGCGAGTCGTTGTAGTCAATCTGTTGGTAGATTTTGGTAAGGTTGAAGAGCGATGACTTGCTCTCATCACGGAATGCGTGTGACTCCGTGCGTGGGAACTGACGGTAGAATTCGTTCAACGAATCCGCGTCGTTCTTGAGCGAAGCAACCTCCGCATCCCAATAATCAATGGCACCAATCTTGATCCAGTTGTTGTCAACCCCCTTTACCGGGTTGCTAGGAGTCCTAAACACAGGCATACCGAATCGATCGATAAAGCCCTCCATGTTCCACTCCATCGGAATAAACAGATTGTATAAGCCACTCTTAGTCTGTCCGTTAGCATTTCTAATTGCTGCATTTGAATCTTCGTATAGTCTCTTGTAGTTATCACCACCCTTGCTCAGTGCATTGGACGTTGAACCCATCATGCACTTGCCGATAATCTTGCTACCGACACGCAAACAGGTCTTGGTTACGCGCCAGTTGTTGAGGATGTTGTTGGGCTTCACCCACTTGGCGCTCTCGTCATGCGCCAAGAACAACAACTTTTCCCCGTCATATGAGTTCTCTTCCGTGTTACGCCAGTCAATGGTGGTATCCAACCCATCAATCTCATCCAACGAAACATCGTACATGTTCTTCTTAGTGATCTTCGACGCTGGTACTCGGTATGCCAATTCAGTCTTCGGCTTGTCCATACCATCCATCACCGGCTTGAAGAAGAACGGCAACTTGCTGTTGATAGGCACGACCTTGTCGGTGAACATCTTCTTGGCATCGATACCGGTCTTGGACAGAATGCCCACCCTTGAATCTCGTGCCAACGTACCGATGTTTACCACCTCTGAAGAACACATGAACGAGAATCCCGAACGACGTATCTTCAAGTAGATCATCCCGAAGCAGCGAATGTCCGCCTTGCACGCTTCCCAAAAGATGAAGAATATCCTGTTGGCTTCCCGGTAGTCGGGGTAACCAACGTCAATGCTAGACCACTGAAGGTACATCCAATGGCTCCCCGTCACGTAGGTGGGTTCGCCATAGTTCATAAACCAAAAGCCTTGCTCACGACTGTCGTAGTGGCTTTCGATATGATCAATCCACCGATCCTTAAACTCCGAGGGGAGTTCGTTCCATTGGAAGATTGACTGAATGCGCTGTAGTTCCTTGGGATATTCTTGACGCTCCCAATACTGCTCGGCTATCTTCTTGCTGCGAGAGTACACCTTCTCGGGTGCCAGTGGCAACGCAACGATGAGACCGGAGATCTTCATGATCTGCCCGATCTGCCCGCTCTTGGAGATTATCACCATGTCGTACTGCTCATTGTATCCGTAACGCCATCCCTTCAGCGCGTTCTTGTGGTTCAAGACCGTCTTTGGAATGTAGTCCTTCAGTTCAATGTACAGGCTATTTTGATCTTCTCTCTGCGAAACCACGTTTAGAATCTGATTTTTTAGGGCCACTCTCAACCATGTCGATGTTCTCTCTCTCCGCAATGATGCGGTTTAGAATATCGAATGCATCAAATATAGCCAACTTTTTGGTAGCCGCAGCGTTCTTTAATTTGTCAGCCGATAACTCGTCGTCATCCCCCGGCTTTATGATATCCTCTTGAGCCACCTTAATCAGCCTCTCAACAGCAATATATCCCGCCTCGATGATCTTGATTTTGATTTCCTTGTTGTCTATCATGGTTGGCTTTTTAGGAATGCAACTTGGATGAGCCTTGAATCGTCACCCTCTCCGAAGTTCTCAAAAATGTTACGGGAGTGCGCCAACTCAGAATCGAATATCACCATGCGATTGAACTTCGAATACAACACGCAAGACCTTTCACCGTCCTGGTCATAGATGGTAGTGCCATCTTCTTTCGGGTGGTCCTTGCTCAGATAGAGTATCGCGGTAACATCGCCCATCATCTCATCGGTGTGGATGAAGTTCGGTTCTTGCTGCCCAAGCGGTGACTTGCGAACGAAATTAAACGTCACGTAGAAGTCCGGACCCAAATAGGCCATCGCTGTACGCGCGAACATGTCGACGCTGGATCTTGGTTGAATGTTATGGAACACCCTGTCCCCATCAACCACATCAATAAACTCCCCACTATGGATCTCCCTTATGTATCTCTCTGGGTCAATTAATACGTTGTCTAATATCCCTAAATTCATAGTTTAATTGTTATCTGATGATCGTATATCCTGTACAACTTCTCTCCGTCTACCTCAAACTCGTACTCGCTCTCAGGCTGAAAGCACACTAGGTCACCCGAATTCACGCCCTTGCTGACAAGGTAGTCGTTGGGGTAGACCATCTCCCCCATCAAGGGTTCTTCCTTGAACGGCTTAAAGATGTATGATTTCTGTACAGGTATGGGCTTGACGAAACAATATCGATCGTATGCATGCCACTGCCCGCTATGTTGGTATAGGAAAAATTGGTCAAGTTCGATGAAAAATAAATCTTCACGAAAGAAACTCTTCCCACTCTTTCGATTTCCTTTGATGTCGTTGTAGAATTTGAAAACATTGTGGTGTACTAATAATATGTCTCCCGGAACAATCGGCCCGTCGTACCCACGGGGTACTTCAATGACCTCTGCTTCTCGGTTTGAGAATTTATGATCTTCTTCGGAGGTGCTGATAATCAACTCGATACCACCAATCTCCTTGGTGTTGTTATATCGCTTCCCCTTTACTGGCTTGGCGATAAAATAAAATGGTGACTGCATCAATAGTTAATGTTGTATTCTATGGATACAGGGATGGTAGAAGAAAACTCCTTCCAAAGCACAACCTCTTGCTTGGGGTTGATGATGTAAATTTTGATCGATTGCTTACGTTCGTCGTACTTGATTAGGTGTATCTCATTGGTATCGTTCAGCACCTTTTGCCCCACGATATAATGCATAGCACCCCCCTTGTAGTCCGGACCAATCGCTATTTTCCTGATGTCCATATTTCATTTGATTAGATTTGATTTTGTTAATGATGTTATTGGAGTTGCCAGATACTTATCTCGGCTGATGGCACATTGCTCCATCCACCCAAGTTGGTATGAGTGTACAACCCACCGTTATTTACACCTGAACTGTCGCGCATAATCTCGAAAGACATGGTAGTACCAGCGGTTGTAATGTTGATCGGTATGGTTATTTCATACGGGAACATAACACCGGTAGAATCTAACTCGACTCCCTTAGTGCTACTAGATTGAACTCCGTTCACCAAGAAGCGGAACAAAGTAACAGTAACACCACCGGAAGAACCTTGACGTTCTATGTTGCCATAGCCGTTGATCAGATACAAGCCAGTTTGGTTGAAGGTAATGGTCCCGTTAGATGCAATCATCACAGCGTCGCCCGATGTTCCTTGAGCCGCACCGAAACTAACCTGCAACGGATTATCAAGACCACTGGGTAGTTGGTTCACGGTGGATGTAGCAACCAACACAGGAGTGAATTCAAAAACACTAGCACATAAGGCAGCAATAGAACCAATAGTATAGTTCTTAGTTTCGTTGCTTGATGATACTTCTGTTCCAATTAATTTATCCGATACGGTCGGGGAACTGTCGACGTTATACTGTGAAATTTTCATCTTAGGTAAGTGTTAATAGGTATAAGGTTTTGTAGATAAGGGCTGACATCTCATCAAGAATGTTCTGCAAGCAATGAGGGTAGTTCTTGTACTCGTCGTCGATGGTCTTTGCCAATGACTTCAAGTGGGTAATGGCATCCTCTGCTGTAGACTGGGGGATTGTGATATCCAAACGCCCGTAGTAACCGAAGTACGACTCAGTGAAACTGTCGGTGAACTCCAAGATACCATCATAGTACGCGTTAAGCGCCTTATGCTCGGCGAAGGATTCAGTCTTGAGATGCATCAAGTGCATCATGTCGCGTGATTGGAATAGCATTCCAATGAATTTTGCAGGTGCCATTATTTTTTTTCTTTGTTGGTTATCTCCCCTGTCTGCATGTTGATCACCGCATCTGCTCCGTAGCGATCAATCAACAGCCTCTCGTGATTGGAGAATTTCTCACGCAAGGAATCAAGCATCATTAATACAGAGTGTTTTTGCATCTCAAGGTCTGAAATGTTCAGCCTCAAACGGTTGTACTCAGCATTCATTTGCTGGATTGCTTCTAGTTCTTCTTTTGTTAAGTTCATTTGATTTGATTTTAGTACAAATATATACCTTTTTTAAAAACAAAAATCCCCCTTGGTGGAGGGGGACTGATGTACTATGACTAAACCAATTTACTTGCTTGCTTTCTTCTTGGCTTTGAACTTAGAAGCATCCATCACTTGGTAGGATGTCTTGCCATTCAACTTCAATGCCTTCAACAATTGCTTGCGGTTACCGGCAGCCTTGTAAGATATGTGTACCCAGTCAGGGTTCTTGTCATCTCCGAACTCCCAAATGATTTGGTCGAAGTCAAGGTTGTTCACGATGTAAGAAAACAACTCTGCGTTCTTCTCGTCCAAGTCAATGTCGACAGCCTCACCAATGTTGTGTTGGCTCGCCTTGGCACCACCAATGAGTTTGTTCAACTCAGGTGAGCGGTATCCGCTGCTGATTCTGATGGGGCATTTCATGCCTTCGCGCAATGGCTCAAGCACTTTCTCGCACAATAGTGTTAGGTTGGCTACAACCTGTGGGTCTTTGGGGATGTTAGGAATCCCGTTCTTGATGGCAGTCTGACTGTGAGTCAACTCCTTCATTGAAAAATGTTCTGTAAGGTTCATGGTCTTATCGTTTAATAATCAGCAAAATAAATAGAATTACTGCAACAATTACAAGCCACCAAGGATAATCTTGCTCTTTGTATACCAATCTTGGCTTGGTTGTGATGGTCTTGGTCCTGATAATTGTCTTTGGTTTTTGAGTGACGATGGTCTTGATGGTGTCCTTGTATCGGATTACCTTGACTTGAATACCACCCGTATCAATGGTGATGGTGTCAATCTCCTTGGTGACTACGATCTTCTCGAAGTACAAAGAGTCATTCACCTTGATCGTGTCGGTGAAGGTGAGCGTATCCGGGGCGCAGATAACAGGATCCTTCTTGCACGCCTGCTTGATATGCCACTGGGCAGAGCAGGACGATAGAAGAAGTATGATGATCAGGTATCTCACTCTTCTGATTTCTTGTTTGAGAACTTGTCGATGGACGTAAAGCCCAACGTCAGAATGGTTACCCACTCTACGGCTTGCACCAGTTCGGCGCTTGGGGCTATGTCCTGTGGAGACATGGAGTTGTGAGCCATGGTTCCAAATAAAACGAAGGCACCAATGATTCCGACAAAGCGCTTGCTTGAGAACTCGCCTTTGTCTCCCTTAAAAATTTCTAATAGTTTTTTCATTTCCCTTGTCCTTTATATTTTTTGACGTAATTCTTAGAGGTCTTCAATGAAGAACTCTTCTTCTTGGAAACAACGCCGGGTCTAGAGACCTTGGGCTTTGGCTTCCATGAGGATGCCGTGTTGCTTTTTACTTTTGTTGCCATAGGTACATTCTGAAATATTCAAAGTCATCTTTGCCGCCCTCTTCAACATAGTTCAAATAGGCGTCGTATGCAGGCCCGGTCATCTTAACCTCCTCGACGGTGGTGTCAATGCCGTTGGCAATCATCTTGGCAGCGTACATCTCTTGCACCTTCTCCATCTTTTCAACCTTGGCCATAGCGTCAGTTACCGATTGCTTGAGTTGCTCTTTCTCCTTGGCCTTTTCTTCTGCCATCTTCTGAGATACCTCCTTGGCCATTGCGGTGGCCTGTGAGGCATTGTTTATGTTCTTTGATACCTTGGCTAGCAACGCATCGATTTCGTTTGTCTTAGGGGATTCTACAGCCCAAGACTCGGTAAACAGATAGCCGGTTATAAATAGACCGGTGAAGATCAGGAGTAAGTGTTTCATAACTTCTTCATTGAATTGATTATACGTAGTTCAGTAATTGCCGCTGACAGAGCGGAGTCGGCTGTCTTCAGTGCGCGGTAGGCTTGCTTCTGCTCTGCACGAAGTACCGCCATCTCTTTGCGGCACTCGTCAATCTGCGTTTGATTGGACGAACGAAGGTCCATATACAAATAGCTAACAGCCACAAGCATGCAAAAAGCCACGGCCGCAACTGGATTTTTTTTAAATTGTTCAAAACTGACAGGGACGGGGGTTTTCTTAGGAACGGCCATTATTCTGTTGGGTTATCGGGTTTAATACAATAGGGAGAGTCGGGGAACTTGGCACAATATCCAACCAGGTACAAATTGTCATCACCCGAAAAAGTATGAACGCCAACGGGATTTGGCCATACTTCAAAGGCCGTGAAATCGGGTTTGGGTTCTTCGTACCAAAGAATGTCAATCGCCCATTGTGTGGATAGGTCTGTGCAGTTGCCTTCTTCATCCGTGGCAAAACAAATGTTACCTAATTCCACAACGGCACAACCTACATAGGATTTTGTTTCCGTACCATCGGGGCTGATGTTTGTTTGTTGTATTTGGGCTTGGTATGTTGCCCACTCGGTTTCGTTTGCGAATTCGTATTTTGTGAAGGTCTTCATTTTACAAAGTTGTTATTTTTTGGAATTGCAATCCCTTGCCCATTCCTTTTGTGATTGGTTTCATTAATTGACAGTTATAATAAACGGCTCTGCGGTCAATCTCAAATTTACTTTCAATTTCCCAAATTTTGCCTACAAATCCCGTGGTAATTTCTTGGATTAAACTTGCCGTTTCTTGTCTTTTTTTAACTCCATTTTCAATGGCTTGTCGACTTGGGCAATACCCTATTTTTGATTGCTTGACTTGTTGGCAAAAATACTCACTTCTTTTTTTACCTTTCCACGCTTCGCCTATTTTACGCTTTGCCTCATCGGTGTGCGACAAATTGTAATTTGGATGACCTTTCAACTTTTCACTTATTTTGGCTTTGGTTTCTTCGGTTGCAATGCGCCCTTTTAATTTCGCACTCATTTTTTGTTTTGATTCTTCCGAATGTTTGCCACCAAAAAAACCTTCACCGCCATCAGTCCTATTGCATAATTGTTTTTTACCATAATATGCAATTAACCATTTTTCAATTTCTTTGGCTGAATTTAATTCTATATCCGAACAAAGAACATTTACTAATACCCCATATTTATTATAATGGCGTTTCCAAATCTCACTTCTTGAACCAAAATGATAAGCCCGTTTAACATCGTTTCCAATGCCTACATAAAAGACCTCTTTACTTTCTGGTTTCATATGTATATAAACGACTGCCATTATAAACTGGTGATGGATGCCAATTCGGCGTTTGTTAGGCGGGTTGGGAATAGGATGGCTTGGTTCATTCCGCCATTAATTGCGTAATTACTTGTATTTCCTCCGCCCACATAAAGGCTTCCCATCGCCCCGACAGTTCCGCTTGTATCTGTTGCTAATTGCGTTCCATTCATATAAGCCGCAAAATCATTTTGTTTGTAAGCAAATGCCATTTTTTTGCGACCTATTGCGCCTATTGTAGAAGTCATAATTGATTGCTGAAATCCATTATCCCATAATTCAAAAATTAAACTCCCCGAACTCTGAATATAAATATAAGCAAAACTGCTACCAGTAATTAATTGAATTGCCAGTATTCCACTGACATCATAATTACCCGTGAAGTTCCAATCGACAAACATCACCCCCTCCGTCTGCCCAATCAAACTAGTTATCCCCGTCTTAAAACAAGTATCCGCCACCCTTGTGGCACTTGCTGATGTGGTTGGGATGTAGGATGTGGGGTAAGATGACGCTTCGACTTGTGCGCCCCATACATAAACACTTGTTGAAAGTGTATTTGATTCGCCACGAATTGCCGTATTTGATGTAACGATATTGAATAGGAAAGTGTTTGTCGATGTTGTTGAAATCGCAGTTGCAATCATTGAACACCTATACCACCCGTTACCCAAATTATCTATTTTTGCAGTAGTTCCCGCACCAACATCACCAATAACACCCGTAGCAATGTTAAAATTTGCGTAAGTTGTAGCGGAAAAGATTGCACCCGAACCAATTAATTGTACAAAATTATTTGTACCCGCTTTCGCAAAAATTGAAGTTGTGTATGCTTGTCCGCTTGTAATTGTGAAAATACCTGTGCTTCTTAATTGATGCTCGTTTGAACTTCCATCGGCGGTCAATGTGTCTGCATTTGTAGTTCCGTCGGGGCTTGTTACTGAATTTGCGCTTATGCTTGTTTGTAGTTTAGTCCAATCTGCATTATCAAACTGCTCTGAATAAGTCACCAAATTCGTACTCTGCTTCTCCAACAACAAACTTGGACACCCGCCCCCGCCATTTTGATAAGTTAATCTTGGAACATTTAATCTGTCGGTTGTGGGGAAATAGGGTTTGGCGGTTGAGCCGATGTTGGTTTGTGCAAATGCGATTACTATATCTTGCGATGTCCAACCTCCGTCAATATATGAATCGATTGAAATTCCCGCCAATGCGTTCCCACTTGTTGTAATTCTTTGCCATTCAGTCGTTAAATTATACTGCGTACCAAAAGAGCCGTTTGGGTCGCATAATCTAATTTTTGCGGTACTCCCGTACGCTTTTGCATAGATTGAATTTGTCCCATTTAATGCAGTTAAATTTTGCAACAAATAAGAAACTCCAGAAAATTGCGCACGAAATGCTGTTGCCCCTCCGTTTGGGTCGGTTTGTCCGCTTGTTAATGTTACATTGGTATTTGCCCACGGGCTTGTGCTAAAAGTATTTGATTGTTCTAACAAATTCCACGGGCAAACCTCAACCAATCCCTGGCTGTTGATCCTTGTCCCGTTGGATGCTCGGGTGAACGCCAAATCGCCGGCTCCGTTGATGGGGATCTCACTGTATACTACGTCCTCCTTGTACCCAGAAGGGATCATTACTAATGATGCTTGTTCTAATAAATTGCTCATAAAGATAATTCTTGTATTGCGCGTGTTGCACATACGGCTGCCTCTTGGTAGCCGCCGTCAAGTTGGACGCGTGTTGAATATTGTGATGGTAAATTGTACCCAGATAGTTTGTTCAATGCACAGCCTACACCCTCTAAGTATCCGCCGTCGGCAGTTACCCTGTCGACATATAGGTTCATGATGTAGTCAGCCCCATTGTAAAATGGGTACATGGAACCGACCAAGTTGGATATACTAATCTGCATCGGTTACCACATTGCTACAATGTTTGTCGCATTCGTGTTGGTTGCGAAAACCTTAAGTACCTGCACCGGTACAAATGTCCCACCGTTGATTCCAACAAATGTTACATCGTCACCGCCAGCAGTTAGCACACGAACGTCGCCGAATCCGCCAACGTATAATACACATCCATTGTTTCCTACGCCACTCTGGGTGGAAACACTGGGGATATCTACTGTGTCACTGGGAGTTACAGCGGCTGCTCTACTGATTTGAAGTTTCTGATAAGCCATGTTTTTATTCTTTGATACAAATATATGGATTTTAAATAATATGATTGGAAAACAAAAAAGGAGCCGTGTGGCTCCTTCTGTTTTGGTTAATGGTTTGGCTTAAGCCTCTTCAACGGATCCGAACTCAATCACAGGAACATCGTTGATTACCTCAAGGGCTTTTACAATGTTCTGAACTTCGATCAGTCCGTAGCAACCTTTTGCGATTGCCATGTGCAGGGCTTCTGCGATTACTTGCTTTGCGTTTTCTTGTGTCATATGATTTGATTTAATTAGTTTGCTGGTGTCGCCCAAGGCAATGGGGTGTTCACAGGAACAACAGGAGGATTAGCCTGACTGTCGATCTGTCCTTGAATGCATGCCTCGATGTTTGCTACTCCGTCCACACCCAACTCAGCCTGGATCCATCCGATAACGATTGGCTCTGTGAGTTCAGCGTATGGTACGAAATTCTCTACGTTCTCTGTAGAGAAACGCGCGATGTTAGAGATTTCAGCACCATAAGTGCCATCACCACCCAATACAAGGTAGTTAGCGATCACTACGTAGTCCTGCTCTGTGCCTACTGTTTCTGTGTAAAGGGCAGTTACTGCCCAAGTGAATGTTGTCATATTGCGAATTTAGTTATTTTATGCTTTAAGTAAAATTTTGTATGCAGTTCCGTTGATGCGTACGCTCCAAGTTGCGTCTGAGGAAAGGGATTCAGAGGTGATAGCACCTGCGTTAGTTCCTGCACTACCAAAAACGGCTTGGTTGTTTCCTGTTGCGGTTGCGCTTACTCCCAAAATTAAAGAACCCGAAAAGTCACCCGATGCAGTATTTAATCCTACTGCGGTATTATAGTTTCCCGTTACGTTATCGGACATAGATGCACGACCAACTGCGGTATTTTGTTCACCCGATGTATTTGATACCAATGAAGCATGACCTACTGCGGTATTGTAATTTCCCGTTGAGAGTTTTAATGCTTGATAACCGATTGCAGTAATGTTTATTTGACTCGTATTACTATACCCTGCCTCAAAACCTACGGCGGTGTTGTTGGAGGCTGTGTTGTTGAATAAAGAATAATATCCTAAAGCGGTACTATTGCTTCCCGTAGTATTAAATATTAAACTTCCAGTACCAAATGCAGCATTGTTGCTTCCCGTTGTATTTGACCTTAATGCGGCATCACCTACTGCGGTATTTTCATTGCCTGTTGAATTATCCCTCATTGAATCAAAACCAACAGAGGTATTGTAACTACCTGTATTATTACGTAAAGCACGATAACCTATTGCAGTAATTTCTACCCCACTCGTATTAGTTAACGCAGCCTCAAAACCTACGGCAACGTTGTTTGATGCGGTGTTGTTTCGTAATGAATCACGACCTACGGCGGTATTGTTACCTCCTGTTGTATTAAACGCTAATGAAGCGCAACCAACACCTACGTTATTACTGCCTGTTGTGTTAGAAAGTAAAGAACTATCCCCAAATGCAGAGTTACTAGCACCTGTTGAATTTGAAAATAACGATTGAGTACCAACTGCACTATTACCCGAACCTGTTGAAAATCTCAACGCTTGATAACCTATTGCAGTTATAGCCGTACCACTTGTATTTTGATACGCAGCCTCGTAACCTACGGCGGTGTTGTTGGAGGCGGTGTTGCTATATAAAGCGGCTTGACCTAAAGCAGTATTATTACCTCCTGTAACGTTAGTTAATAACGCATCCTCACCAATAGCGGTGTTATTACTTCCTGTTGTAGTAGATAACAAAGCAGCAACGCCCACAGATGTATTATTACTACCTGTAGTTGTATCGTAGCCCGAATCTCTACCTACTGCCGTATTGTTAAAACCCGTAGTATTAAAATTCAAAGCCCTATAACCTAAACCTGTATTGCTATTTCCTGTTGTATTACTTAACAAAGAATCTACCCCTACACCTACGTTTTGCGTTCCGCTTGTATTCGCCCTTAGTGAACGATAACCCAAAGCGGTGTTATTGGATGCTGTATTGCTCTCAAGCGACAATGCACCGATAGCGGTGTTGGTCGTGCCTGTGCTATTAGCCGTTAATGCGTTTAGTCCAAACGCCGTGTTATTAGACCCAGTTGTGTTGCTGTCCAATGCAGTAGCACCAAAGGCGGTATTGCTTGTGATTGCGCCAGCGCCATAGTTGGTGATACCTGTGGTGGATACCAACAGTGGCAAGTCGTTTCCATTACCATCAGACAGACGCTTGAGCGTTGCGGTCAGTGGAAGGTTATCACCGATCTTGATCAGACTCGGGTATGTGTTCTGAGGGGTGGTATTAAATAAAGAAGTTCCCATATTATTATTTTCTTAGTTATGTTAAGCAGTCGTTCCAGTGCGTGTTCCAGTCTTGCCACAAGATGCTGATGTTCTGCCACACGTCTGTAGAGTAGCAGTCGTCGCTTGATCCACCAACCATGTCCAATGCAATGATGCTCGACGCAGTCGTGCCAGTTGCAAATACCCATGATGTGTGTACAGGAATGAATGTCCCTGATGGGACACCAAAAAATGTGACGTTGTCCCCGCCCACTGTCAATATATGCACATTGCCTCCAATACCCACGTACAGACAACTACTACGATTGCTCGTGCTTAGGTTTTGTTGTAAACTCTCCGTATCGGAAGGAGTTACCAAAGCCCCATGATAGTGCTGTAGCGATTGGACCGGCATTTATTTCTCGTTATTGTAAGGGAATATTCTGTTCAACGCGTCCTTGCGCTGACCACAACCACATGGTTTGCCAGTCGCCTTAGCCACGGTCTCTACTACTTTCTTAATGCCGGTGGCAGTTGTGATCTTCTCCACAGTGTCACCCAATCCTTTGCTTTTGTTGTTTTCCATATACTGCAAATTTATAGATTTTTTTCTATTATACTTTCGATACCCTCGATCCCATACCAACCCTACTCTTCTCGGCCTTCTTCGCCGCTAACTTCGATGGGCTGATCTCTGACTTGGTCTTTGGAGTCTGTGCAGATACTCTCTTGGTCGGACGGCAGTACTCGTTCTTACCACCCGCACCACACGCCTTGCCACTCTTCGTGTCCACCCACTTCTCCGCCTGCCAACGCTTGAGGTCTGCACCCTTTTCGCTTTTGTTCACAGCACCCGATCCCTTCCTGCACTTGGCAATCGCCTGTGACGCGCGAGCAGATGGGAACACATCGTACGATGCCTTGACTTTTTTGTAGCAAGCGTCTTTCATTAGTACTTCCCCTTCCGGCTTTTGGGCGATGGAGTGGTAGCACCACCCGGCCCGGCCCATAAATTCTTACACGCCCAATACCTGGGCGTTAACTTGTCACTAGCAGTGTCGCAAGAATGGCGTGCCTTGAAAGATTTACGGGCAGCGGCAGAATAGTTATTTCCGTACCCCTTTGCACCAAAATGCAGGAGTTTCTCCTTGCCACCGGCACACGCCTTGACCATCTTCTTCTTACCCGGTCTGTCTGAAGGAACCGGGCGATTGCACGCCATCTTGGACTTGTTAGCCATAAAGATTAATAACCTTTTTTCTTGGCCATTGCGGCTTTCTTGGCACCAGCCATCAACTTGGCAGTTGCACCTTTGCCTGTAGGAACTACTTTACCAGCGCTTTTTTTAGCAGCAGGCTCTTTCATCATGGATGCCTTTGGCAATCCGCCCATTGATTGTGATTTTTTCATAGGTATGGTTATTTTTGCATCACAAATGTAATCAAATTTAATTAAATGAATGCCCCACACTATTCCTACATGAAGTACTGGAGGATCGTACGGAAGTACACCATGATGAAGTATAATCTAAACCAAGATGATCTTGACGTGCTGTTCTATATCCACGATGAAAAATACTTCAGCAACTACCAGTTCGAGAAATACGAAAAGACCATGCCTTGGAACGTCAAGCGACTGCAAAGCCTATGCGAGCGCGGATGGATCACAAGGCTCCCAAGCGGAAACAAGTACGCCAAACGAGATGTCTATGAAGTGACCATCAAAACACAACGCGTAATCAACAACATCTACTCCATCCTCAATGGCGATGGCTTTCCTACCATCACCCAACGTATGGACAAGCGCCGTAAGCGCTACCTCGAGACCCGCTACAAGAACTTCATGGCCACTATGGTCGAGGAAATCAAGGAGAATAAAAAGAAAGAGGCCGAGTTTGCCGCAGCCCAAGAAGCCGAACGCCTGCGCAATGAGCGCATACGCCGCTCTAGAGGACAATAACTACATCCCGCTCCTGTATGATCGTGTAGTGATGCCCACTGATCACCATCGTGAATGAGTGACCCTTATCATAATGGATCACATCACCCTCTTTGATATGGGTTACATCCGTTCCCGAAGCCACTACCTTGGCCTTCTTGTACCTAAACTCGTCAGCATCTCTGGCCGACAACAACAGACCTGTGTCCGTCTTTACTTCCTCCTCAATGTTGGAGATGACTATGTACTTTCCGATGGGCTTCATGGCTGTGGTTCGTATACTCGTGCCATTGTCACGATTGCGTTGGTGGATAAAATGGTTACCGCTACGCTGATGGCGTTCTGCAAAGCACATCGCGTTACCTTCAACGGGTCAACTACACCCATCTTGATCAAATCACCGTGAGATCCTGTCTTCAAGTTGTAGCCCATGTTGAATTCAGTCACATCATCGTACACAGAGTGTACACTTATGCCAGCGTTGGTCAGGATTTGGTTGAGTGGGGCTTGTAGGGATTGTTTTAGGATATGAATGGCGGCTAATTTTTCTGCGCTGTGAGGCACGATCGATGAGAACATGGTATCTTGGGTAGCAATGTGGTGCAAAGCGCGTCCAGAACCCGGCAAAATGCCTTCCTCGAGGGCCGAACGAACGGCACATACTGCGTCATCGACGCGGTCGTACAACTCCTTCTGCTCCAAGTCGGTGTTTCCACCAACGTATATGACACCAATACCACCAGTCAAGGAGGCGATGCGCTCCAACAGAAAGTCCTTGTCTGCTTTCTTTGCTGCTTGTGCGTGTGATTGCCACAATTGAGCCACTCGCTCGTCGATTGTCTGCTGGTTAGAGCGCGCGGTGGATTTAATCAGTATGGTTTTGTCTGAAGAGACGATCACTTTGGCGGCATGGCCTAGGTCCGAGTAGTTGATCAGGCTCAAATCGTCGCCGGTCTTCTCGCTATAGTAGGTTGCACCCACACTCACAGCGATGTCCTGCATCAACTCGTGCTGCTTATACCCAAAACTAGGTGGTTGGATAGCCACAATCTTCAGGTTGTTCTTCATTACGTTCGCAGCCAACGTGTTCACCACGTTAACATTGCACGGTGCAATCAATAAAATCTTCTTGTTCTCCTGAATGATGGGCTTCAATACCAACTCCAATTGCAGGATGTTGCTAATCTCCATGTCAGCCACCAATACCATCACATCCTCGTACACGCACTCGTCCTTCTTCTGATCATTGATGAACAACGGACTCAAATACCCCCTATCAATCTTCAACCCGAGCGTAGTCTCCGCATACGTCTCTGTACTTTGGCTTCTCTCCACCGTTACAATACCAGTCTTACCAACTTCCTTGTAAACGCCAGCAATTATCCCACCAATGTTTTTGTCATTGTTGGCAGAAATCGTAGCCACGTCCGTAAGCATAGCGTTCGTCAACTTCTTACCATTCTGCTTCAACTTCTCCACCACCAAATCACTCACCTCCACCAAACTGCGTAGCAGTTCAGTACGGTTCAATGACGGGTTCGCGTTCAAATGGTCCAAGCCATTAAGAATCAAAGACTCCGTCAGCACAATACTCGTAGTCGTACCATCACCCGCCTCCGTCGCAGTGCGATCGGCAGCCTGCTTGACAATCTTCACAGCCAAGTTCTCAATCGGGTCAATCAAGTCTATCGACTTGGCCACAGTTACACCATCCTTGGTGACCGTAAGGCCATGCGTATGGTTGGGTGACTCAATCAATACCGTGTTGCCGCTAGGCCCCAATGTACTCTTAACTGCCTTGGAAAGTTTCTTGATACCACTAACCAACTTGCCTTGTGCCTCTTCGTCAAAAGCCAAGTCCTTCGGAGAATAACCTAAATTCATATAATTCGATTTGATTTGATACCACAAATATACATCTTCACATCGTATGTGCAACAGGACGATCTCCTTTCACATTTTCCTCCATCACAAAATTTGTGATGTTGAATATGTTAATGTTGATGTTGACTTTTCCTTATCTCTCTCTCTCTTTTCTTAATGCGCAACTTTTTTTTTTATTTTCATTTCGGTTTCATTTTCAACATTTTCAACATATTTCCTTTTAACTCCTTTATTTTCAATGAGTTACTAATTTCAATTTCAACATATTTTTAACATAAACTATGTTAAGTTTAACATGCAATTGTCATAGTATTGTAGAATTGTCTAAGTTATGTAGTAATAAGGCATGTTGAAAATTTCAATTCATGCCAAAAACATGTTGTTTTTTAGGCCAATTATGTTGAAAATCGAGGCACTTATGTCGAAAAATGACAACTTTATGTTGAATTTGGGGACATTTATGTTGGCTTTTGAGGGGCGATTTGGGACCAAATGGGGTCAGACATAGGACAATTCTTGCCCTATGGGGACGAAAAAAGGGAGCATATAGCCCCCTTCATAATGACAAGTCTGCCTTCGGCATCCTTATGTGATTGATGCGCTTAACCGCGTTTTACAATTGGCATAAGCATCTCCATTGCATCCTCACTTCGCTCGGCTCTCTTGTATGCCTCGCTCATCATCTCAATCTTCTGCTCCTTCATACGATCCTTGCGCATCTGCGCATACTTGCTAATGCCCATCTCGTAACTGGGACTCTCTTGCGTAGCACCATAACTGATATGGCTCGCTACAATGTTGAACTTCTTTATCATGATTGAGCAAATATAAGCAATGTTCTTGAAGAGGTTAGATACTCTCAGTGTGGGGGTACAGGAGATACTAGACACTCTCAGTGTGGGGGTTATACCCCCCGATTTGCGCGCACGACCCATAGAGAAAGTCACTTTTTTTCGCATAGCCCCCCTCCCCTTTTCCCCTTTTTTGCCCCGATTTTTGCCCTTTTTTCATAGATTCATCGCCTTTTGGCTATGGGGTTGCCCTCCATCGTGATGCACACCCGCAAATTGTGTATTTTACCCCCAACCCCGCAACCCCTTGACTATCAAGGGTTTACGCGGTGTCGTTACGACACCGACACCGAAAAAAATACAAATAGTTTGGTATTGTAAAATCTTTGTAGTAGTATTGTATCGTCTTAATGACGAAATATGAAAAACCAAAAAATCGAAGCAACCATTAGCGGAATGTTAATGGCTTCAAAAGGAAAGCAAAGCAAGGCGTTGAAAGTGAACGAGATTAAAACTGCGTTTAGCAAATTGAACGACCTTGACAAGGCGAAATTTACGGCGTCTCTCATTCTTGCACAAGATTTGGCAAAGTTGAAACCCATTTTTGATGAGTTTTGCAAGGCGGTGAAAAACAAGTTGAAAGATGAGGGCTTGACTGCAAAGGAGTTACCAAATCAAGACGCCATAATTTGGGCGGTTTACAAAATCACAAAAAGTTGGTTTCATCGCCTTGTCAAGGTCGGCGGTATCGCCCCCAACATCGTGAACAAATTTATCGCCAAATGTGATGAGATGGAGGCAAACGGCGAAACCCCGACGCGTTCTATTGATGCCCTCAACACATGGGCGAAAAGTTACGACGACCACAAGGGCGAGGCGGACACCGACGGCGAAAGTTTATCCGATTTGCGTGATGGTGGCGAACGCCGTGAAACCCTTTGGGGTATCAAATCGGGAAAGTTAAAATTGAACTTTTTCACCGACGGCACAAGTGAAACGAATTTCACCGACGCGGAAATTAACGAACTTTTGATACGCATTACTGCCCACATCAAGAGCAAGTATGCGGAGAAAAAGACAACGCCCAAACAGCGTGAGAAATTGGATGCAGTGCAAAGGGAAAAGAAACCCATTGCCGTTAACAAGTTGCTCAAATAAGCAACCCAATTAACCCCCAACACTAACCCCCCAAATTTGGGGGGTTTCGTGTTTATATGGGTTATTAATTAATAGCACTATTATACCCCTCCGATATTGGAGGGGTATTTTTTTTGCCCCTATTATTTCACCCCTACATTTTACCCCTATTTTAAGCCATTACACGCACTTTCTCACCCTTTGGTATACCTAACCCTCACCCCACTATTTTAATGCCCTTAAAACGCCTAATTTAACGCCTCATTTTTTTATGGTGGAAAGTTACACCCCATCGGTGGAAAGAAACGCCCGATATTTTCGGTGTCGTTACGACACCCACCACCCACCAAAAATTGGTGGGTGACACGGCAAGGACACGCCCAGTTTTGAAGTTGGCGAAACGGCAAGACAATTTGGAATTGTCATACCTTTGTCGTACCTTTGTATTGTTGATGGAATGGCAAGAACGAAAGACACGGACACGAGCAAGGCAAGGCAAGAAAAAGCGGTGTCGTTACGACACCACGACACGGCAAGTTCACTCACAAGGCAAGTCAGTTCACAACTTGGAGATGCACGACTTACAATTTGGAATTGTCATACCTTTGTCGTACCTTTGTAGTGTTGAAATAAGAACCAAATCAAATCAAAATGAATAACCAAAAAAGCGGTGTCGTTACGACACTATCCGACAAGGTCATCATGCAGTTGATGACATTTAACAAATGCACCCGAGAGCGTGCCGTATGTATGTACAAGGAGATGTTGCAAACCATCGCCGACTATTATCTGATGCAAAGCGGTGTCGTTACGACACCGAACGCGTCAAGGCATGAAATTGAGGCGTTTGCACAGAGCGTATGTAACGCTTATGGGTTAATTGAAAGGCACACGAACGAACTAACTAAACAACTATGTTAATCGCATTACACCAAATCATTGTGGGCGGTGAGACACGCCGTGTCTTGGTCAACCCAAGTTCTATCTATGTGGCATCGGCAACCGATGGTGGCACGATGGTATCAACTATTATCGGAACTATCCGTGTAACGGAGACGCCCGAACAAATTGAAAAACTGGTGTCGTTACGACACTCAAAATAAACACTAGCAAATATGGAACACAGAATCTACGCCATCAACCCTAATGAATGGGAAGGCTCAACAACAAGATTTATTATGGACTTGTCTGACGATGAATTTATGGAGATTGCAGAGAAGCAAGGATTAGTTTACACGCTCAAAGGGTTTGAGTTTGAGTTTAACCAAGAAAATATATCAGACCTATGGTATATAAGGATTGTATCAAAATAAACCAACACATGATAAATGTATACATAGAACACGGCGGTCATGCGGAATGTGTGGCTACCATCGCAGATGAATGGACTTACATGGCATTGCTACCTGCGTTTGAGCAACTTGCCATCAACAATCACGGCATACTCACCGAGAGCGTGGTAGATCCGCCACCACCGATACCAACAAGTGTATTCATGGTGTATTCAGAAGACGAGTATTCAACCGATATGGACAAGTACATCATGTACAGCGTACACTTTACAAGAGAGAAAGCCGAGGCAAAAATGCGTGAACTCATCGCTGAAAACAATGCGGATTTGAAATTCTTTATATCCGAGGAATCGGTGTCGTAACGACACTAGGATGCAAAACAAAAGCAATATGAAAAACAAATGGTTCTTGGGTGAGGTCAGTATTGGATACCGACGCACCGATCTTGACGAGTCACTCGTCAAAACACAGATTAGAAACTCTGAACACGCGGCGAAATTCTTTCGTGGCATCTTTCCCGAAGAGGTGATGGAACACCACGAAGAGATGTGGATTGGGTATCTGAACTACCACAACCGCCCTATTGGGTTCATGCAGTTGTCAAAGGGCAGTGTCAACGGCACTGTGGCGGACGTCAAGGGCATGGTTCAAAGTGCGTTGATGTGCAATGCATCGGGAGTGGTATTGATGCACAATCACCCGAGTGGCAACAAGACCCCATCCGACCAAGATATCAAGATTACAGGGCAAATCAAGCAGGCACTGAACCTCTTCGATATCAAGTTGGTCGACCACATTATACTCACACTGGAATCATACACATCCATGGCAGAGGAGGGCTTGATGTCATGAGGAAGATATACGAAGTGGGCATTGACTTGGGCGATTTGGGTACGCAAACCATCGCAACCTTTGACGACATGGCATTAGCGATGGCGTTCTTGGATGGCTACAAACTCGCAGACGCAACCTCAAACGTATTCATAGACTCGGTGACGAACGACTTCGAGTTGGATGAAATGATTAGGGCAGTTCATGTCGCAATGGATGCGATAGATGAGGACTACAACAACGAACCCAATGAGCAAACTCGGGAGGAATACAACTATTGGCAAAAGCAACTAAAAAGAATAGAAACCCTTTTAATAGAACACAAATCATGAGTAAGAAGAAAAAATCACAACAGGCAATGTTGGCTGATGCCATCATGACTATGCATCCAATGTATGCGATGTATTTATTGCAACGGATTCAAAGCGACACGAAAGTGTTGGTAGGGCAGATTCCCAAGATCTACGAGAAAGACAGGGCAGATATGGCAAAAGGAATTATAGGCTTTTTCAGCCCTGATTTCTATGTAACCTACGCAAACTATTTAATCAAGGCATTCAACGAGATTGACGGCACCGAAACGCCCCTTGTTGAGTACGACAAACGAGAAACTAGTGTCGTTACGACACCGCAAGAGCAAACCAATTAAAAAAACAAATATGGAAAACCAAATCAAAATCATGGAAGAAATGGTGCAACGCACCGAGGCAAATTTACAGCAGATGCAGGCATTGCTTGCTGAGGCAAAGGCAAACCAAGTGTCTTCGATGACACTCACCGACGAGGTGATTAGACGCATCGCAGAGGAGTTGGCAAGCAACTTCAGAAGCGACATGTATCTCACCGACATGGTGGAAATGGACACAAGTGTATGTGGAATGGACATCACGGTCGATTTGAGTTGGGAGTATTCAGTCGATGGCTCCATCAAGGATTGGGCTTATCAGATAATGGCTAATTTAAGAGACGAGTTATCATGAGAACCAAAGAAATAATTTACGGCATGCTCATAGAGAATACCGGCACGCACTTCCTCGATAGTGGGGGTGCGTACGGCAGGGCATGGGAGCGGAACCAAGGTAAGACCATCGAGGATTTCGAAGGCGAACCCGAGGAGAGTTACACCTACCACAGGTGTGGAAACTATTTGGATAGGCGAGTGTCGGTGTTCCATTACCTAAGCCAACTACAAACGGATTGGGTATGCGATTACTTCAACGAGATGCCATGCCAGGATTGGGATGCGGATGGCGAGGTGTATGGCGTCAGCAAGGCACAATGGGATTGGCTTGACACCAAGTGCGAGGTGAGGATTGGACACACTTTCAACACCTACAATGGGGAGTCAGACCTATCGCAGATACTGCAAGGCAGTTGGCTTACCATCAACGACGAGCAGTACTTGTTGCTACAAATTCACGGCGGATGCGATGCTCGTGGTGGGTACACCAATGCCAAGTTGTTCCAATGCCAAGAAGAGTGGATGATACACGAATACTTGCGTGAGTATATGGACAGTTACGACATCGACGAAGAACTACGCGAAGGATTTATCCAAGCCACGGACTACGACGACGAACACGTAACCTACACAAGCGACCAACTAATTGATATGCTAAGCGGTGTCGTGACGACACCGATTAATAACTAAAACCATGATAGAACAAGAAATCAGTGTAGACAATATCTCGGTAGAGATATTCTACGATCAGTTTGCAGACAGCCCACGAGAGTGGGACAATGAGACCAAGTTCGCCCTGTTCCACAAGCGGTACAATTTCCCCAACGAGATTGGCATTAGACACGAGGACTACGCATCGTGGGCTGAGATGGAAGAGGCATTGCAACTTCAGTACAAGTGGGTATACCCGGTATTCATGTACGACCACAGCGGGTTGGCATTCTCAATCAATTCATTCGACTGTAAGTGGGACTCGGGCAAGGTTGGCTTTATCGTGCTAGAATCAGGTACGGCAGAGCAGGCGTATAAGTGGGCGACAAGCGAACTAAAAACATTCAGCCACTACATGAACGGCGAGATGTTTGGAGTGAGTGTCTTCGAAGACACTGAGTTGGTCGACACGAACCTCGGCTACTACGGACACGACCACGAAACAAGCGGACTCAAGGATGAATTGGGTAGTTACTTGTCAAGGATTACCACGGCAGAAATCAAGGAGGCAATCTTAAATAAAATATCATGACAGACCAACAGCACGCAAGCAACTTTACTTTCCTCGTAGGCAAGAGGATTGAGAGCGTACGCTACATGACCGAGCAGGAGTGCAAGGGCATGGGGTGGTACAAAAGACCATTAGTTATCAGGTTCACCGACGGATCTTTCCTCCTGTCACAAAAGGATGATGAGGGCAACGACGGCGGGGCTATGTACTATCAAGACGACGCACAAGACAATGTAATCTACACACTATGACACAAATAGAAAAAGCACACGCATGGTTCAAAGCCAACGACTACGAAGTGGAGTCCGGCGATTGCCATCTATCAATCCAAGTATGGAACAATACATTGGAGGATTCAATCACAGTTTACCTAGATATGCAGGAGATACAATACCGGGCAGAACTATGGGACGAACAACTTAATAAAACACAATCATGTTAACTGAAAACCAACAAAACTTGATCGATCAGATCACCGAAGAATTCATCAGCCACAACCAATCAAAGCGGGCAAGCCGAGGCGAGTCCTTGCTAGGCGTGGACGACATCATCAACTCAGTCCAACGCAAGAGGGACGAGATTGCAAGAATCAAAAAGCACAATGAGGCTGTGTTCTCAGCAATGGAACCAATCTTCCAAGAAAACTACGAGGCATTGTGGCACGAGATAAATGCACTGGGTCTAAACCTACAGATTACAAGTGATTGGTGGGAGACTCAAAATGGCAGACGAGGCACAAGTATTAAGGTATCAATGTACTCCGACAGGAATAGCGACTACGATTTTTACTTTGATGCCAAACTCACGGGCAATCACCCATTGCTTGATGGTGAGCCGATATGGGAGGTGATGGCATTGGAACCCACACTGCTGTATTCTTTCAGAAGCAACGACTACACATTCGAATGCCTATGTAAGAACGCGGAATTTATTGCAAAAATCAAGAACATGTACGAAAGAAAAACAAAATAACTATGGCAAATCATTGTTGGAATTGGTCATGCTTTACCGGTGATAGGGCAGACCTCGAGAAGTTAATCGCCAATGTAAACAAGGCGATGGAATTGAACGCAGAGAACAGCGGGCTGTTGTGGTACGGCACTTACTCGGTGGCATTGGGCTTGCCTCCGTGGCAAGAGGGCGACCCCGAGTACGATGTGTACTTGCGGTATGGTAGTAAGTGGTTCGACGTTGACATCGACGACAACAAAGACCACGTAAATCTCATAGGCTCGTCGGCATGGAGTCCTATGTGTGAGTTCTTTCGCAAACTCAGCGCGGTATACAACCTCAATGTAGAGGCGGAGTACGAGGAGCCTGGCATGGACTTCGGCGGGTTCTTCAGCGCCGAGGTGGGCGAGGTAACAAACGACAAGCAACTATCCTACTATCAGTACAGGGTACTGAGTGACGGCACGGACTCAATCCTTGAGGGCATAGAGGATGCAGATTACGACTCATTGGAGGACGCAATCGAACACTTCAAAGACCTGCAAGAAGTAATGGACGGGAAGCAATGGGAAGAATTCAAATCAGAACTACAAAGTGTCTTCGATGACACCAACACAAACGACCATGACAAAATTTAATATGAACCCCTACCAAACCCCTCAAGATTTACAGAATGTACTTGAGCAGAATCGATTCGTTTTCCCACTGGCACTGCGGTGGTGTACTGACGATGTGGACATCATCAACGACAACCAACGCACGTTTACCGACGAGCAGAAGATGGACATCCTCAAGAAATTCTTTGATGTACACGAGAGGGAAATCATCGAGATGATCAACGACAAACTATGTGAGTTCATTCACTACGAAGAGTATGAAGATTGATTTATTTAATGCGATGTGTGTTCGGAATGAATACACCGCAGAACGATGCACTGAAGAAATCAGGCGGATGTGCCGGTCGATTGACCACGGCGCTGACCCCGAGGAATTACTGCATGAGCAAGGCATCGATGCAGATATGGGTATATACGCCGAAGGCTTGCTCGATTACTATTCGGATTACATAGACGAACAAGAACAAAGACTTGAAGACTAGTATTCAACAAAGAAATTGGTAGATATAGATTTGGAATTGTCATAGATTTATACTACCTTTGTAATGTTGTCAGAGAGGACACGGTGTCTTTTGAATTTGGTTTTTCATCACCGTGTCTTCGAAGACACAAGGACGCATCTTCGATGCGGACTTGTAACAAAAGCGTAAAACAAAAGCAAACACATGAGAACAGAGTTTATTATTGGGGACACCCTATGCGTTGTGCGTTTAGGGTTCACATCGAACGACAAGATTGCTCCGGTATCGGAGAAGATTGTTCAGACCTATCACTACAGCCGAGACCAATTCGAGGACGCTCAATCCAAGTCAAGCATGCAATCGTTCTTCAGCAAGGACGGCGATGTGTGTTTTGACTGCCCGTATTCTATGGGTAGTGGCGCCGAGTTGAAAGGTTGCTACACCCACAAGATGATGCAGTATTCAGGTATGGTATCGCAGTTGCGTAGCATTGCAACCAAGCACAAACACTGGGATGATATCCCCAAGTTGGACGACATGCTACATGCATTGGTCGTGGCTATGTGTAGTGATCGGTATGTGCGGTTCGGTACTTACGGTGAGCCGGTACTGATACCCATCGATTTGATGCGGGATATGTGTACGGTTGCCAAGTCTTGGACAGGGTACACACACCAATGGAGAAAGCCATGGGCGTACGATTATAGACAGTTCTTCATGGCATCGACCCACAACCTTGAGCAGACAGAGTTGGCAGAGACTATGGGGTGGCAGTCGTTCATGGATGACAGCACCCACACCAAGCACACCGGCATGGTCAACTGCCCGGCGTCCAAGGAGGCGGGGTATAAGAGTACTTGCAGTAAGTGTACACTATGCAGTGGCACCACCGGCAAGGGAAGTAAATCAGTATACATTTTTAATCACTCATAAACATATGACAATCGTAGAACTACAAGCACTATTAATCAAAGAGGTGAACTATGGTATCACCTTGGTCAAACAGCGCGGGCTGTACAAGCAAGCATCTTTCGACGTGAAGAAACGCATCGAAGAAAACATCGAGGAGCAGATAGTACATTTGGTATTATCCACTCGGTACTTCAATGAGGACATCGCCAAGCGTGACCTCGGCATACCGGATCAAACAGTAAATGAAATGATATCTAACGCAATGGTAAAAAACTTTTCTATATTCGGAGCAAATGATTAACCTATTACTGAAGTTCATCAACAAGTCCGGCAAGATGGTTGTCGCTGACCCGTGTGTCATCAAAGACACTATCGACTGCATCGAGTTCAGCAAGGTGCGTCGTGGTGTGTGGTGTGTGACTGCATCGGTTGATGCTGATCTAACGCTGACCCAGTTCAAAGCAACACACGAAGATGCACGCATCATGACATCAGAGAATGAGACCCACGAGGTATTGGTACAGAGTGAGCAGATGGGCTTCTTTGACGATGCAGATTACCGCAACGACAAGGTGGCAGTGACGATGCCACGTGAGCCATACAAGACAGCGAAGGATGGCGACAAGTGGTACTGCGCAATGTCTCACATCACCAACACCGCAGACTATGGTGTGGGTGTGTATGAATGCGGGGCTATTGCAGACATCAGCAACGGGACACACAAGGTCATTGCTCGCAAGAGTATCGACGGAACTTATGTAGAATTTGAAATCAAATAAAATTATGGCAATACTAATTACAACGGATGGCGAAGTAGTTGATAACTACGACGCTTCAGACCTCAGCAAGAAACAGAACGCAGTCGGCGGGTACATCGAGTATGTGAGAACGCGATTAGGCATGACGTTTATTGTAAACGAGGAGGGAATGTTACTTGGGCTGAAGCCCAACATGTTGGCTAGCAGTATGGCGGAGACGCTTATACTCGGCAACGCTTTGATGGTTGATCAAAAAGAAATCGAAGAGGAGGACAGACAATGATGGAGAAAAGAATCAATTCGGTGGAGGAACGCAGAGAGTTCGTCCAAGAGATCATCGATCGGTTGTTGTATCTTGATGCAGACAACAGAGAGAAGTTCATCAACAGCGTGCAGGGAACTGTGCGCAAGTTCAAACTACCGATGACCATCATGGACGACGGCAGCACTCGCATCTATAAATCAGTAGCACAATGAGGAACTTCATCATCGTAATCGCCACCATCCTATCCGGCCTCGTGTATGGATGGTGCATCGTCAAGTACCCTATCACTGCGCAGATCATTGCCGGTGGCATGGGGCTATCATTCCTGTTCATGGTGATGATAGCATTGTACCAACTTAAAAATAAAAAACAATGAAAAATAAAAATCTAATCCTCACTCTCATTCTTTTTATGGGAGCCAACAAAAGTTACTCTCAGTGGGTAACCAAAACAGTAGACAACAAACTTGATGCACCCTACAAGATTTCTTATTGTAGTGATGCACTAGATAAAGCATTTATCAAGTTAGAAGTTGTAGGCGAACAACTATCATTCTACTTAGGTGGAAGTTACTTTTGTGATGACATGATCACCGTAGATGTAGCACTGGTAGTTAACGGAGAGCCAAAGAGATACAGCATTGAAGGAATGAAATCATCTAATTCTAAGGTTCTCTTCTTAATTGACGACTTACTTGCAGTAGAACAGGCAGAGTTTTTCAAGGACTTTAAAGCGTGTTCTTCGGCAGTAATTAGAGTTAACGAAAGCCATTGCACTTCTGACATGTTTAAGTTCAACATGTCTGGATCCACAAACGCAGTAAACTTTATGCTTAAATAAACGAACAATGAATGACAAAATCAAAGACCTAATCGATAAAGCATACAAAACCGATTCAATAGAAAAAAATAAATGGCGTATTGAAAACCGAGAACAACTAAGAGAACAAAGAAAAAAAGAACTTAAAGAACTTATGGAAAAAGAAAAAACAATGAGCAACAATAAACAGAGTAGCGTAGAGTGGTTGGTTGAACAAATCAAAAAAGACATCAATTTGAGATTGAGAGGATTTGATATTGACAAAGCACTTGAACAAGCCGAAGCAATGCGAAAGGATGAAATTAAAAATGCTCAAATGGATATGTTTATTCATCTTAATAATTTGCCTTATGGTTTAGAATATCTTGAAAAACGACAAAGTGCAGAAGATTTTTCACAACAATACTACAACGAAACATTCGGAGGAGGTGAGCAATGACAAACAATAAACAACAAACGGCAGTGAAAAAACTATTATTAGCAACATTACTTATCGGAATGGTGAGTGGTTGCGAAGAACCGACAGTATCATCAAAACCCACAAACTACACAATACCCAGTAAAGGTAAATTAGCATCAGACCCGCTTAAAGTATGTGTAATTGAAGAATGTGAATACTTTATTTGTGAGAATTACAAGGGTAATATTCTATGTCACAAAGGAAACTGCAAAAACATAATACACAAGGGAGGTAACAAATGACAAACAATAAACAACAGACGGCAGTGGAGTGGTTGGCAGAACAAATGGAAATTTTACATTATGATTATTGGGCTGAACATATATCAAAAGATGAAAAAAATCAAAGGTTAAAGCAATTAAAAGAACAAGCCAAAGAAATGGAAAAAGACCAACACATAAAAAGTTGGGAAAATGGTCTAATGAAAGTTGACTTTAATGAATACTATAACGAAACCTACGGAGATGACAAACAATAAACAACAAACGGCAGTGGAGTGGTTATGGGAAATTGCATATAATAGAGATTTAACCGTTGCAGATTGGAAACAAGCCAAAGAAATGGAGAAAGAAAGAATTGAAACTGCATACAACAAAGGAACAGTTCATGGAATTGATTATCCTGAAAGTACACTACCAATAACTGGTGAACAATACTACAACGAAACATTCGGAGGTAACAATGAGCAACACTAGAAAGACAAGAGAGATTGTAACATCAATCATCAACAGAGGGCTATTGAATCTCGAACCAACAGGGCCGAACATCAACGCACTACACCGCGCAATCATGTCGGTACTCGACAAGAACAAAGACCTATCAATCAACATCCAAGTTGATAACGATGTGATGGAAAACATATTCGTCACAGCATTGGAAGGTGGTAGCAACTATTGGTATGATATCCAAGACTACACCTTGGAGATTGTCAGATCAGTTGAACCCGATGGCCCGCTGTCGGTAGCCACATGGAAAGCCATCGCTGAACACGGCGCTGAGATTGATGTGTATGACGCAGAGAGCGAGGACATTCTTGGCACGCTCACCTACGACAGCATCAAGGACAGACTGCAATTGATTAACGATGAAGGCCAAGCACTTGTGTGCATGATGAACATGATTACCGGCGACTATGATGCCGGTGATGCTGACGCTGTGTTCCAGTACTTGGTGATGGGAGAAGTTGCATTTGGTTAACTATCTTTGAAGATGATTAAAGTTATTAGGAACGCTTGGAACTTTCTCCGTTGGCTTGATGATCAATGCATTAAGGCGATGATGCACAACAAGACGGGGAAGTTCTGAGTGTCTTTAAAGACACCGGCTATGACACACCAAGATATATTCAGAAGACTGCACGCAATCATTGAGAAGATCGATGCCAACACAGAGGTTGCCCCATCGTACAACTTTGAAGATCCAAGGGAGTTAACACTCGTCACCGAGTGGAGAGAGGAACTCGAAGAGTTGAAAGAAAAAATAAAAGATTCAATCAAATGATGTAGCATCTTTGTATTATATTTGTAACAACAAAAGCAAACTTATTGGAGAACTATGATACTTAAGAAAGGTAAGTTTTATCTTGACGGGAAAGAGGTGCCGCTTCAGTTCGGTAACCGTAGTCAGATAAAATTAATTCAAAAAGCATTAGACAACGCTGAGAAAGGTGCGCCCGTGGACCTCAGAGTCAGCGAGGTAACTACTTGGACGATCAGCGCACACTACACCTGCCCCATCTGCAACAACACCAAACTCGTAGAGTCTGAAATGTTTGAAGACTGGGAGCCGGACGCGCAAGACATCAAAGAATTCATGGAAGAGATAGACCATTGCTACAAGTGCAAGACCTATTTCGATTTGGTTGATGAAGGCGACAATCAGTACAGACTTAAACCTAAAGAAGAAGAATGAAAGACTTACGCAAAGAATTATTGAACGAGAAGATGCAAGTGCATCCAAACAAGAGGGCCATTCAGTTCCTACAGCGTGTGCTTGATGGGCATCCCGTAACCAAGAGGGAATTCATCGACACCATGGTTGTGAAGTTGGCCGATTGGGATCTAGCATTCGCATTGGGATACGATAGAGACTGTGTAGAAGTACTTAGTTATGCAGGTGGCTTTGATATCCAAGTATTAATTGATAGAGATTATCTTTATGAATCCTTTGACAATCAAGAGTCTGACGAGATGCACACCAAAGTTAAATCAAGAGAAATAAAAGACATTTTAAGTTTCATATGGAGGTATGAGGCTGACCAATTATTTAATAAAAGCAAATGAAAAAAATACTATTTAATCAATTCGTAAAACAAGTAGCAAAGACCTTCGGTATGAAGACACCGGAGGTGATGTTCGAAAGAACCAAGAGACAAGATATCGTGGACGCAAGGCAGTTGCTTTTCTTCCTATGCATGGAGAGAGACATATCCCTTGCGGATATCATCCGACTGATGGAGGAGAAGGGCTTGCCCCTCAAACACCCAGCAGTAAAGGGCGGCATCAACAAGATAAAAGAAAAGGTCGACACAGATCCGGACTACCGGTTCTTGGTAGACAGAATTCAGAGTGCAGTTGGCTTTGAATTGGAAACAAAAATCTAATTAAATTTTATATGACTAAAGAAACAAAATCAGTATTCGAAACATTGAGCGCTATCAATGTCAACGACAAGGTCGAAAAGAAAAGCGGGCTGACCTACCTGTCATGGGCTTGGGCTTGGGCCGAAGTAAAGAAAGCCTACCCCGATGCATCCTACCTAGTCCTTCGTGAGCCAAGCACATTCCTGCCTTACTTCCACGACGCATCGCTCGGCTACATGGTTATGACCCAAGTAACCATCCAAGGGCAGACGCTTGAGATGTGGCTTCCGGTTATGGATGGTGCCAACAAGGCGATGAAGCACGAGGCTTACACCTACTCTACCCGCTACGGCGACAAGTCAGTTGAGCAAGCAAGCATGTTTGACATCAACAAAACTTTGATGCGTTGCTTGGTTAAGAACTTGGCGATGTTTGGTCTCGGCCATTACATCTTTGCCGGTGAGGATTTGCCCGAGTCAGAAGCCGACGCAGTTGCCAACACAACAAGCAAGCCTATCGCCAAGGCGCCGGTCGCTACCGCAAAGGCACCCGCCGATGCCAAGCCACAACTGAAAGTTGACAGCGAAGACTGGGCAAAAGTTACCAAATGGATCGATGACAACAAGACCAAATCATTCGAGGACATCGAGAAGATTTTGAAGCAACGCTTTACAATCGCTCCTGCTGCACTCAAATCACTCAAGACTATAGTAGATACCAATGGACAGGGTTGAGTTGCTTAAATCGCTTGAAAACGACCAAGAATACTATACTGGGATAGGCAGACAGTTCCTGTCCAACTCAGACATAGGAACTTTGCTCAACAATCCGGCCGCTTATGGCAGATCTCGGAAGGACGGCAAAGCCTTTGCGGAAGGGCGGTTGTTCCACCAACTTCTTATCGAGCCACACAAGGTGATTGACTTCCCCGTGTGTGACACATCAACACGCACCACCAAGGAGTACAAGTCGTTCATCCAAGAGAAGGGTGTTGAGTTCTGCATGTTGCAGAAGGAGGTAGAGGAAGTATCTGGGTGGGCCGCCGCTGTCAAGCAGAACTACACGTTCTACGAAATGATCTACCAAATTGGCGCCAAGTACGAGGTACCCGAGGTGACCGAGTTGTGTGGCTTGACTTGGAAAGGGAAGGCCGACATCGTCACCGACGATTACGTGATTGACCTCAAGACCACAGCAGACATCAACAAGTTCAAGTACTCTGCCCGCTCGTACAACTACGACAGCCAGTGCTACATCTACCAACAGTTGTTCGGTAGACCATTGGTCTTCTTGGCTGTCGACAAAGAGACCCGCCAACTTGGGATGTTTATACCATCAACAGAGTTCGTTGAAGGCGGAGCCAAGAAAGTTGAGCGTGCCTCAGAAGTTTTCAAAGTGTACTACGGTGACAACGCCACCGAGTCTATCATTAACCATTACATCAAAGAAATTTTATAAACACATGTCACAAGAAAAAGTATTCGCAGATGGCTTCTCTTTCAAGAGAAACGAGAACGCCCCCGAGTTTGTAGTAGGCAGACTCTCAATCAAAGTTGAAGACGCAGTAGCGTTCATGAAAGAACACCAAAAGAATGGATGGGTGAATGTATCCATCAAGTACGGCAGAAGTGGTAACCCATATTGTGAACTCGATATGTACGAACCTACCAACATGTCGAAAAATCAGGGTGAAATGTCAAAAAATCAGGGGGGTATGTCGAAAAATGTACAACCCCATGTTGAAAATACGGAGGACGAGTTACCTTGGTAAGACCAACAAAGACGGGACTTAAGGGGAGTTCGCTCCCCTTTTTTGTCCCCCTAAAATGTTGAAATGTTAAAAAAAAATTCCTTATTCTCTCTCTCTCTTTATCTCTCTCTCTATTTATTTATTATTCTATTTTCATTTTCATTTTTAACATTTTCAACATAAATTAAAGTAACTAATTGAATATCAATAACTTACGATTTTGAAAGTCAACATATTTTCAACATAAAATTGTCATAACCATTACGAAATCAACATGAATGTAACTATTTTCCAAAGTATCAAGGACACATCGACACCGTTTCACCGTGGTGTGATGGGTATATTGATTCGCATCAAGGAGGGGACGAGTAAGGATCTCGTCAAGAGAATTAGGTCTGAAAAGAATAAGACCGAGCGAAACGAATTGAAGAAACAACTACCCGCCATCTGCTTTTCGGGTACGTTTAACAAGAGAAATGACAACGCTTTGCTTGAGCATAGTGGTTTAATATGCTTGGACTTTGATGGGTATGAGAAGCAGAAGGCATTGCTTGAGGACAAGGATATGCTTACCAAGAACAAGTTTGTGTTCTCTGCCTTTGTCAGCCCTTCGGGCAATGGCTTGAAGGTGTTGGTGAAGATACCGGCTGACGCAGAAAACCATCAGAACTATTTCAATAGCCTTGAGAAGTACTTCAACTCGGTGTACTTCGACAAGACATCAAAGAACATCTCTCGGGTATGCTATGAGTCTTACGACCCATTGATATACATCAACGAGAACTCGTCCATATGGGACAAGATTGAGGAGCCGGAGTACCAAGAGGTGACCCGCAACGTAGATGCTCCGACCATCACCATCACTGACGAGAACAAGATTGTAGACATCCTCATCAAGTGGTGGGTCAAGAAGTACCCAATGAGTGAGGGTCAACGAAACCACAACGCATACATACTAGCCATGGCGCTGAATGATTTTGGTATCAACCGAAGTCTTGCGTCCTATGTGCTGAATCAGTACGCCACAGAGTCGTTCGACTTGGCGGAGATACAACGCACCATTGATTCTGCCTATGCCAACAAGCAGAACTTTGGCACCAAGGCATACCAAGACGAGGAGCGCATCAATCAGATACGCGCCAAGATGAGGAGGGGTGTACCAAAAAAAGAGATACGCATCCAATTGCAGGACTCCAACTTGGATAGCGATGTAATCGAGACTGTGCTTACCAAGATTGAGGAAGAGAATTCCAAGCAGACATTTTGGTCCAAGTCAGACAAGGGAGTCATCAAGATTATTCACATTCAGTTCAAGCAGTTCTTGGAAGACTCGGGCTTCTACAAGTACTGCCCGGAGGGTGGCAAGAACTACGTGTTCGTGAAGGTGACCAACAACCTAGTAGACCACGCATCAGAGAAAGAGATAAAGGACTTCGTGCTTACGCACCTGCTTGACTTGGATGACATCTCGGTATACAATTACTTCGCCGACAACACGCGGTTCTTTAAGGAGGAGTTCTTGTCCATGCTATCAACGATTGAAATCTATTTCATCGAGGACTCCAAGGACATTGCCTACCTGTACTACCGCAACTGCGCTGTGAAGATTACCAAGAAAGACATCATCCCCATTGACTACTTGGACTTGGGTGGTTACGTATGGAAAGACCACGTAATTGACAGGGTGTTCTCGCTGTGCGATGTGCGTGAGAGTTGCTACTACAACCGGTTCATTGAGAACATCTGCGGTAATGACACATCAAGGGTTGAGTCAATGCAGTCGACCATCGGGTTCTTGATGCACGGCTACAAGAATTTATCGTTCTGCCCTGCGGTCATCTTGAATGACGAGGTAATCAGCGACAACCCCGAGGGTGGTACCGGTAAGGGATTGTTTATGAATGCGTTGTCTCACATGAAGAAAGTGGTGACCATCGATGGTAAGTCGTTCACCTTTGAGCGGTCGTTCGCCTATCAGTTGGTGTCTGCCGACACGCAGATACTGGTGTTCGATGACGTGAAGAAACACTTTGACTTCGAGCGTCTCTTCAGTGTTGTCACTGAAGGTTTGACGCTTGAGAAGAAGAACAAAGACGCCATCAAAATACCATTCAGCAAGTCACCGAAGATTGCCATCACCACCAACTACGCCATCAAGGGAGCGGGTAACTCGTTTGCTCGACGCAAGTGGGAGTTGGAGTTACACCAATACTACAACAAGAACTACACCCCGCTTGATGAGTTTGGGAAGTTGATGTTCGGTGAGTGGAACGATGATGATTGGTGCGAGTTTGACAACTACATGGTGGGTTGCTTGAAGTCTTACCTAGCCACCGGCCTTGTCAAGAGCAAGTTCGTCAACCTAAAGGTGCGTCAGTTGTCTGCCGAGACTTGCCACGATTTCATCGAATGGTGTGGATTGGTGGATGGATTTGAGAACAAGATGCTCGAGCCTAACAAGAGAATACGCACGAACGAATTGTACTCTGACTTCGTCGACAACTACCCCGACTATGGGCCACGGTCTAGGATGACAGTGTCTCGTCAGAAGTTTGCCAAGTGGGTATACTCATACGCAGTGTTCAAGTCTAGTTCAATGCCGGAGGAAGGTAGAGACATGGCAGGTAAGTGGTTAGTTATAAAGAAGAAGGAGGTCAAGAATGATGAGGGAACTGATTGAGCCGATTAGTGGGTACACTGACAAGGAGATGTATGAGTGGTGTCTGCTACTGAAGAGTACCGTAGAAAGTACAGTCATGCGCAATAAGAAAGTCAAAGGGGTTGATGTGCAGGTGGAGGAGCCGATGTTCGAACCCAACCCCGAGGCAGAGGAACGTATAAACAACAGCATAAAATTCTACTTAGATAAAATGGGAAAAGGAAATATCCAACTCAGAGATTACCAACTACAGATCATTGACCAAGGGGTCGAGTGTCTTCAAAGACACCGGTTCCTTTACTTGGCGATGGAAGTTCGCACAGGCAAGACATTGACATCGCTTGGGATCAGCGACAAAATGGGATGCAAGGACGTGCTGTTCGTCACCAAGAAGAAAGCCATATCGTCCATCGAGCAAGACTACATCATGCTTGGTGCATCGTTCAAGATTGACGTCATCAACTACGAGAGTCTGCACACCATCGCCGACACCAAGAAGTGGGACATGTTGATCTTGGATGAGGCACACTCGCTCGGTGCTTTCCCTAAGCCAAGTGGCCGTGCCGAGTTGGCCGGTCAGATTATCGCCAAGCAAAAGCCAATGGTGATACTGCTGTCGGGAACGCCAACGCCGGAGTCGTACTGCCAAATGTACCACCAAGTGTACACCATACCGGGCAATCCGTTCGCGGAGTTCAAGAACTTCTACCGCTTTGCCGATCAGTATGCCAACATCAAGAGCAAGAAGGTGAACAGTTTATTCATCAAAGACTACAGCGATGGTAAGCCAGTGATTATAGATATGATGAAGCCATACACCATCAGTTACTCTCAGAAGGACGCAGGCTTTGTGGTCGAGACCACCGAAGAAGTTCTTGAGGTAGAGTTGAAGCCGGCTACTTACAAGTTGATTCAGCGATTGAAGACGGACTTGGTGATTGAGGGCAAGGATGAGGTGGTGCTGGCTGATACATCGGTGAAGTTGATGACCAAGATGCATCAGATGTACAGCGGGACCATCAAGTTCGAGAGCGGGAAGTCAATGATTATCGACACCACCAAGGCAGAGTTCATCAAGGAAAACTTTGAGGGGTGCAAGATTGGTATCTTCTACAAGTTCAAGGAGGAGTTGGAGGCGCTGAAGCAGGTGTTCGGTGATGAGTTGACTACGGAGTTGGATGAGTTCAACGATACGTGGAAGAACATCGCGCTTCAGATTGTGTCGGGGCGTGAGGGCATATCATTGAGGAAGGCAGAGTACTTGGTGTACTACAACATAGACTTCAGTGCGACGAGTTACTGGCAGAGCAGAGACCGGATGACTACGATGGACCGGTTGAAGAACCAGGTATATTGGATCTTCGCCAAGGATGGCATCGAGCATAAAATATACCAAGCAGTGAAGGACAAAAAAGACTACACACTTAAACACTTTGAGAAAGATTTATTTAGTTTGTAAAAATATGGAGAACAATGTTTTATCAGCAAGAGTAATGCAAGCCACTGTCAATGGTCAAATTGAGTGGCGGGTGTACTACCAACAAGAGATTGCTGCGAGATTTGCGCAGTACAAGCACGCGATTTTTTTCAGAAATTATTTAAACGAGAACACATGAAATCAGCATTAGAACAATTCATCGAATGGTTAGAACAGAACCACCCTAGCGCAATGCCGGGACCGGAAACAACAGAACACTTCTTCATGAAGGAGAAGATCGATCAGCAACTGTCTTACAATGCAGGCTTCGCCAAAGCAAAGTCCCTTTACTTGGATGCAGAATGAGACAAACTACCGCCCAGTTAATCCTCAATAAGTTCGACGAACTTAGATGGATGGAGTTTTGTATTTGGCTTAATGACAACCGTGAACTGATGGCAAAGCACAACAAGGATGACATCGAATACTCCCACTTCAACGGGGCGCTTAAGTCGCAGTCATCTGCTGACTACTTTCGCAGTACATACAACCCATACCTTGACAAAGTGGTCATCACAAGGGTATGGGTAGATGGTGGTTGGCTAAATAGATTGGTTTACAATAAGAAAGTTATCGGGGATTTCATTAGTTTTGAAGAAGCGATGCATTTCGTGGAATCAAATTATGACCGAGCAACAGATACAATCAAAGAGAATAAAACAACTTGAGCAAGCCGGCTACTACGTAATCAAATTAATCAAGACCAACAAGAATGGCATCCCCGACCTCGTTGCTATACCGCCAAGATCTAGAGTCCTGTTCAGTGAAGTCAAGACACCCACTGGTAGGCTGTCGAAACTTCAAGAGTTCAGAATCAAGGAACTTACTCAGCATGGGCTACGCACGGAGGTGTATAATGGAGTAACAGACATGGATCCTCAAAAAAGAAAAGAGTCCGACAGAGCCGAAAGAATTCTTTTTAACATTGAAGAATGTCAGGATTTGTTGGCTAATCTTTACGAGGGGTTGGTTGACAGGGAGTACGAGGGGGCAACCAAGGATGCTCAACAGATTATCATAGAGATAAAGACCATAATCAAATCGATAGAGGAAGATGATTTCTAATGAAGAGATTCAAAGGCGCAAACACAAAGCAATCGAAACATTCATAGCCACCTTTGGTGGTACATACCAAGCCCAGGTCAAAGGCGACATCGACTACAAGATATTTAGGGATGGTGAATTGCTTGCGTACTTGGAGGTGGTGCCAAGGTACAAGACCATAGCCACTGCATACCCATTGGTGATGCAAGCATCCCGCATGCTCAAACTCATAGAGAAGCGCCACAATCCTGTGGTGTTATGGGCGTGTGATGATGGGATAATTTATGCCCGTGCAAAGAACATTGACGGTCAAATAAAATGGGGGAGTCTCCTCCCCCATCTTGATCTTGCTGAACACGGAGAACTAATGTGCTACTACGCAAAACAAAAGCACTTCAAATATATAAAATATAATTGACTTACCGGTTACTTCCTCATCCTTCGTTCTATACCACCGCTTTTTCTTTTAGAACTTTTTTTCATTTCTTGTTTAGGAACGTAGTTGTAGTAGTCGTCTTTCATCCGGCGCTCAAGTACTTCTCTTTCTTGCTCGAGTTTTCTTCTAGCCGCATCCTCTGTTCCCTCGCCATAGTACTGCTCGTAAATCTCTGGGTAGTAACGCTGAAGGTCTGTCTTGTTCAATCCCATTGGCTTGAACTCTTCCTCTTTCTGACCTTGCTTGTCCAACTCCTTATCAAGTTCACTATAGATCCACTTGTTCACCATGGCTCTGATGTCCTTATAAAATGGCACGTAACCAAGGTTACCAAGGATTTCGAGAGGGACACGTACAGTCTTCTCTTGCCCCTGTCTTTCAATTGCCGCTGCTTCTTTCTTTGGTTCTTCCGTAAGTTTCTTTGTAACGAAATCCAAAGACTTAACTGCTGGAGAGTAAGGCCCGGACATGTTGGCTATTATGTCGAATGCTTCGAGCGATTTGCCTTTCTTCTCGGGTGGTATGAATGAGTACTGAATGGCATCCTCGTATGGATCGTAATCGCCATCGCGAAGGAAGTCAAGATACTTTTCGTTTACTTTCTCTACGCCATAGTTTATCATAGATCTTGCTATGTTGCCAAAGTCTCTACCTAGGAATAAACTCGTGAAGGTAGATGCCAATCCTTGCCCCAACTTCTGAGCGAATGACTTGTCATCATCCTCATCCTCGTCATCCAAGAATAGACCATAGAAGAACTCCGACGCCATCTTACTCATTACTGTGTATACGGTCATACGAGTTACGACAGCCGCCATGATCTTTGCTCCTTGCGCTTTTGATATATTGCCATTCCCCATCAATGCATAAAGCCCCCTCCGTGCCGTCAAGTATTCACCAATCTGAAACTTCAACATGAAGTTGTCGAATACTTTTGCCATCTTGGTTACTCCTTTTTGGTCAGATGCAATGTAAGCCTTGAGCGCATTCATGTATGGGTTTTCTACGTTACCTGCCATAGTTACCTTCTCATCCGCTACACGACCGGCTGCCTCGAGAGCCTCCTTGTTTTGAATCATGTAGTCAGCATCGTTGGCTTCAATCTTATCGTAGTCCGGCTTCTTCCCTGCGAAATCTTGGAATGCTTTGTCGAACGAACCGAACCACAAAGGTCTCATCATGATTTTATCAGGCGTGGAGATCAATCCATCAGCAATTAACTCTGCAAAGTTTTTTAATCTCTTCGTACTATTGTTGTGTATGATAGCAATTGCATTGAGAGTTTCTTTTTTCAACTTACTCTCTCCTATACCGGTGCGCTTGCTTAGAACGCTAGGGTCAATCATCCTACCCTTAAGTGGATCAGATCCGTATACACGACTAATAACCTTACTGCCCACCGCTTCCATGATGTCAACCGCTTTACCACCACGGATTATCTTCATCATCTTCAAGCCTGTAAACCACTCTTTAGGATTAACCATGGCAACGTATGCCATGTTGGAAGTTAATTCCGTAGTGGCCCTAGGAATACCACCAAGCATCACTCTATATCCAGTCTTGGCCATCTCTTGGATAACCTGCTCTGTGAACGAATCATTGAACGCTGCTTGATCAAGTGATGACTTTAATGCTAACTCTAATGCGTCATTGATTACATCGATGATTGTGTTCGCGTCTTCCGTAAGCGTGCCATTCTCTTCCATCATCTTGCGCGTGGTGTTGATAGTCTTTCTTGCTACCCTCACTGGGTTTGTCAGATAGTAATCCATCAATACAAACTTTGCACCTCGCTGAACGGTTGAGAATATATCGAAGTTGATAGCCTTGGCTTCGGGGGTTCTTTCAATTAATGACTTTGCCTTGGTTGACACCACATTCTTAGAATCGAACTTGCTCATCACATCGGCAATTGGATCTGCTTCTTGCCCCTTTGTTGGCAACACGCTGATGTGGTTGTACTCATTGAGCAACTTAACTTTATCGCCACGAATAACATCGCCGGTGAATATGGCCTTGTCTTCTACCTCTTTGTTAATCTTATCAAAAAGATCTATCGCCTCTTGCTCTGCTGTGTTGAAAGAGTTCTTAAGTTTCTTGGCGTCTATACCACCATTGCCATCGCTGTAATCTTTTGCAATCTTCTCGAGCATTTTTGCATCCTCATCACCATAATTTGTATTACCACCCTTGATGGCTTTTATGGTTTCGTTGATGTACTCAATGGCTGGGTTTACACTAGGGTTGCCGGGGTTAGCCTGGAACTCTCGCTGTATGCGATAGATCGCCATCTTCATCTTGGACTCAACGATTTTGTTCTCGTTGTTACCGTATGACTTGGCAATCTTATTCAGTGCATCTTCTAATCGTTGATTGATTTTCTCTAACTCAAGTGCGTAACGCTGTTGGTTCTGAGCCAATGAATTGAACAAAGAGTTGAATATATCCTTGGCTTTGAAGTCCCCAAATAGTTCATCGATGTTGAACAATGGCGTAGACTTGACTCTTTGGAACAAGGCTTTTCTTTTGTTGGTTATTCTCAACTTTAACTTGGCTAGGGTTGGCATCTTTGCTTTGGCTATAGCCTTGCTCAAGAATCCGGCGTTATCGGCTGCGATCAAGTCGTTGTTGATACCATTAGCATAGGCGGGGAAGTACCCGTTCTTAAAGTTCTCAAATATCTTGAGAAGGTTCTCGAGTTGTCTGTTGTCAAGCGACTCAACAGCGTTTGTCTTGGACAACTTGATAACGCTTGACGCCATCTTTTTCTCATCGTCGCTAGCCAATGGCGAAATAGTAGCCTCGCTGGCTGCTTCTTTGACTTGCTTGACCAATACCTTCTTTTCTTCTGCCAGTTCGGCTTTAGTTTTTGGTATTGTAGATGTTTTTGGCATGATGTAAGACTTGTACTTTCTCATCAATTCGTATTCGGCATCATCTATTACTTTGTCTTCCTTCATTTTTTCGATGGTGGCAGAGTAATTCAATGCGCCATCCTCATTGAGTATAGCCTTGTCATAGTTAAATAACTTAGTGGCCAATGCTGGTACTAAGGATAATTGATCATCAATCTGATCAAGTATATCTTGCACTTTTTGTGTAACCTCGGTAATTTCTTCGAGTTTAAGCACCGCTGCGCTATCTCCAAACATATCGACTATGTCTTTATAGTCATCAAGTATCTCTACAGGAATCAATGATGGCTTTATACTAAACAACCTGTTCAATACCGTGGTCAATGTCTTTGCGGTACCGATCTTTTTGTTAACATTGTTTCTTGCCTTGGCAAGTTTAGCATTGATACCAGCCAATTCAACCTCGTATGCCGCGTCCTCAAATACATTCTCTACGTAATCCAAGAACACATCTACTGATGCAGGGTTGTTAAGGTTTACCTTGCCAATCTTATTAAGGATGGCTTTAGCCTTGGCTGCCGATATCTTACCTGTTGTTTCCATCGCCTTGATAGCATCGGACAAGTCTTTACGCTTTTGGTTGATGTCTTTCTTGGCACCAAGGGCGGCACGCGCCTCCAATTTGATTTGAGAAACCAATGCTTTGGACGAACTCACTTCGATGACATCAGTCTTAGCCTTGTCAATGATGGCGAATATCTTATCTGCGGCCTTGTCTAAGGACTTTTGATCCTTGATCTTAGCGATGGCATTAATTACTCTTCTAAGGTCTCTACGTGTCAAATTACCACGCTCTGCGTTGAAGTTGAAGTAGTCGGTGATTGCCTTGATTGCATCACTAACACTACGTGCGCCTTCTTTCGCTGCTTGGATCTCGCTTTGAACTTGTGATTTCAACTTGGCCATGGGTGATTGGGCCTTGTCAAGGTCCTTGATCATGTTGACTACATCTTTGGCTTCGAGATTGTTATCGGAGGCTACACGCTTGATGGCTTCTTGCAATGTAATACCTGCCCTTACCAATACCTTTAGGGATTTGATAATGGCCTTTGCCAATGGTATAGCCATACCACTAGACAAGTTGCCTCGTCCAAACTCAGACAGGCTATCATCCATGTCATCAAGGAAGTCTTCTACTCTTTCTAGCAAAGTGGGATCAGATACATCGAGGTCTTTGATGTCATCGTATGATGGCTCGTCTTCCTCTACTACTGACCTAGGCTCTGCCTTAGTCTCAACTTGCTTGGCTTGCAACTTGGCAAGTTTTCTTTCGGCTTTCTTCTTTTCCCTCTGTGCCTCTTTTAATTCATTATTGTATTGCTCTAGATAGGAGTCACGATCAGTTTCGGCCTCTTCAAGTCTAGCATCGAGTTCGTCTTCTGCGTCTTCTCTCTTCTGCTTTGACATTTTCTTTTCTTCTAATTTCTCTTTTTCCTTTTCGACTTCTGTTTCGATTTCTTCGTAGTTATAATTAGTATTTCCTAGTTCTTCAATCGCATTGTCAATCTGACCTTGATAGTAATCTATCTCATCCTCGAGTCTTTTAATTTCTGCTTGGTCTTTCTTCGATACCACTGGCTCTACCTTCGCTTCTACCTTTGGTGCCGGCGCTGCTTTTTTTGGTGCAGGCTTGGCTTCTGCCTTTGGCTTGGGAGCAGTCATCTCAGCCTTGAGTTTCTTGTACTCATCTTGCAACTCTTTAACCCTTTCATCAATCTGCTTTGGCGTTCTTGACTTATCCTTGTTGAGTCTTACCTCCGCAATCTTATCGATATACTCTTGGCGTAATGCCTCTGGCCCTATCGCTTTCGTTGTGGGCTGTGATACCACAGCAGATGGCGCAGGTGCAGGTGCAGGTGCGGGTTTTGGAGTAGGCTTGGGGATAGCCACAGGAATGGGGACGCTCTTTGCCTTTGGTGTCTTTGAAGACACTTTTGGTGCAGCCTCTGCTTGCTTTACGGGGAACTTGGCGATATCCTCTTCAAGTATTTTAATGTCGTTCTCGTATCTAGCAACTCCCTCTTCGTCAAGGAAATCTCCTTTGCCAAGTTCAATCGTTTCCTTGGCGCTTTGTATTGCAGCAAGGCGTGGGTCTTGGTCAAACAGTTCTTGATATTCGTAGTTGCCTCTATCCTTTTGGTATATCTCGTCAGCGATAAGGGCCTCCACTTTGTTGAAGTTTTTCTTTTTGCTTACCGCTTCTTCAAAGTCTGTCTTTTCCTTTTCAGCCTGCTTGAAATCCTCGATGGCAACATCTGTGTCATCTGCCGTAGCGATATTCTTCTTGGCTCTAGCGACTTTGTCACTAAGGTCTTGCAAAGTTTGCTCGTCTTTGTTCCTGTCTACTTCTTCCTTGACACGGCCGATTGATTCATTGATTGTCTTCAACTCATCGTCAACCCCCGGCAATGCTTCCACAGCCTTATCGGTAATTTCCTCGACTTTAGTTCTTCGTTTTAAATCGCTATCGGCATCCTCTTTTTTCATATAGAGAAGGCTAGGCTCATATTGGATTTCTAATTCGTTAGGAGCCTGTCTTGATGATACTTCCTTGCCATAATTAAATACATTTTCAATAGCCCCTGTTTCTGCGATTTCTTTAAGTGCATTATCATATTGCTCACGAGTAGATTCAATTATAGAACCATCAAAATTATGATAAACCATATCCCCCCTTCTAGCAGCCTCCTTTCTTTCAGCCTTATTTCTAGGCGTTACAATAGGCTGTACTGCTTCCGTATCCTCGGGGATTTCAATCCGATCTAGTGCCGCTTGCAAGTCCTCGTCGGGAGTGACTACTTCTTCTTGGACAACTTCTTGGGCAGGGGCTTGCTCTTTGGCGTCTCCTTCTCCCACTTCTTGCAATCCCACTTGGGATTCTTCTGGGCGTAACACGCCCTCCTCTGTGCTTGGCTTTTGAACGGCATTTTCTTGTAGTGTTTTTATTTGTGAATTGATAGAAGCAAGTTTGTCCTTGGCTGACTGTGTCTTCTTGCCTTCAAACTTCTTTCGTTCCTTTTCTAATGCGGTGATTTGATCCAATGTCTCCTCGTCCAAATTGGGATTGGCTTCTCGAACCTCTTCCTTGATCGAAGATGTAACCATCTTGTCTTGCAACTTTGCACTAAGAACGGGGTCATTGGTGATTTCAATGTTGGCTTTACTTAGATTCTCAACATCCATTGTCTCAATCATATCATTGATAACATTGGGCGAATCTATATTTATCCCATTGATACTGTAACTTGGTGGTGGAGTAGCGGGTTTGTTTTCAAATTCTGCAATTTGATTCTCAATTAACTGTGCTTCTTGTGGCTTGCCATCCTTCTTTAACTTCTTCACCCTAGCACCCATCGCGTTCAAGATGAAACCCACACCAAAACCTACACCACCCGATTCACCTACCCCTTCGAGCAGTTCTTGGTTGATGTTGTATATTTCTTGAGCAGTTTTGTTGGCATAAAGTTGTTGAAGGACTTCAGTTGTCATCTCTTCAAAGCCACCTGTCAATCCTGCAACACCCTTGGCTTTGATGTAATTCGTTACACCGCCGGCTGTTGATTGATTGAATCGCTTTAGGAATTGCATAACAGGTATCTGCTCTAGCACAGAACCAACCGCAGCGTTCTTGTAAAATGCTTCGAATGCTTGATCGTCCGTGGCTCCCAATTCTTTGGCTCTGTCAAACTCTGCTTGACCCATAGATAGACCCGCACTCACAGAGGTAGGGCTTACCAATGTAGAAGCCAACTGCTTACCAGCAGCGCCAACGGTGCCTGCGACTCCTGTTGGGGCGGCAGCAGCAATTGCAGCGCCTTCTTTACCTGCCCCGGCAATACCGCCTGTCATTATTAATGACGCAACTTGACCAAATGCTTGGCCAAATTGATCGGTCAAACTGTTTTTAAAGTCTTCATCTTGAGGAGTGAGTTCGTCAATGGCATTGTTGTAGTAATTACCAAAACTTATTAATGCATCACTGATTGGACCCTTTCCTGTCCCACCAAATACTTTTGCTGTTGCTCCTTCGAGCAATGTACCCATACCCTTGACGGGATTCCCGATTAAGTTCTTGGCGAATCCTCGATCCAATGCGGACACGGTGTTAAGTAGCCAACCCTGTTCGGAGTCGGCGGTTTGCGGTGCTTCTACTATTGCTTGTGCTTCTTCGGGGGTCCTCATTGGAGGAGCCTCAAACATAGGGGCAGTCTCAGGAACTCTTTGAGATCCCAAAGAAATACCCGAAGGCTTGGATTCCAAAAACGGGAGTGCAGGTTCTTCCTTTGGCTCTGCTGGCTTTTGGTTCCACGGAAGTTCTGACGGTTCTTTTTTTTTTACAGCAATAGGCTCTGCCTGTGACGTGTATTTCTGAATGAAAGCGTCTTTACCTTTTGTAAATAAACCATCTCTCTCTACTACGCCATATACTTTGTCTTGATATCCCGGATCTTGAAACTGAACTTTGAAATCATCAAATGATTTAGTATAGTATCCATCTCTTATGAGAACATCGTATAACTTTTGCAATTCATCCATGGTACAAAAATATGCTTATTAATCTAATTCCCCTTCGCCTCCAAGAACACCTGCTTGATCAGCATTAAGTAATGCTTCTTGACCCAAGTTGGCAGTTACAAAATCAATAATGGATTGCCTTACCTTGGCTGCTTCATCTGCTCCATCTTTTAAAGAAAATTGTTTTGATACCCCAGACTTATCCTTTGTTCCGGGTGATTTTATTGTAACATAATTACCAGCACCGCTTTCTTCTGCATCAAATCCAAGTTTTTCTAGTGCTGATAGCAATTGAGGAACTGCTACCTCTTCCTCTTGATTTATGATATTAGCTGTTATTGCGGATGATAAGTAATTCTTAGCCTTCTGTTGTGGCGTAAGCGGTTTGGCTGGCGTAGACCTTGTAGTAACAGCAGATGCTTTGCCTGTGGTATTAAATGCTTTTTTACCAGTACCAATTGAGCCTTTAAGGACTTCGTTTACGTCAGCATCACTTCCAATTAAGTGACTAGTTGCGGAACGAATAAAGTCTGCTTGAGTTTTTAGGCTTCCATCGGGGTTTTTGAATTGTACAGTCTTTGATTCTCCGTTGCTAAATTTTATTTGAACACCACTAGAATCCCTGACTATTGAGTCAACTTCATCTAATCCATTGAAATAATCAACAGCGGATTGTATCTCTGCCGCATCACCACTATACAACTTGGCTAACATGTTGCCACTTTGCCTTGTTGTTTTTGCCGTATTCGATGCTTCAATCTCCGCTTGCGATGGGCGGTATGGTTCAGGCTCTTGGAACGGACGCTTCTCTGACTTCTGATCGATGTAGTTTTTGATTTGGCCTTTGATAAATGCCTCGACATCTTTCCTTTGTTCCTCTTTGAACTGTGGCATTACAATCCCAGAGCCATTCTCGTTGGCCATCAATACCACATCCCCACTTTTGTCAGCATCGAACTCAGCCTTGTTGGTTGTTATTCTGTACTGACCACCGGTTCTAGGATTGGTGTTCATGTTGTCGGCCAAAATAGATGCCAACTGATAGTTGCTAGCCATTATGTCTTTGACCGTGGCATCTTCCCATTGAGTGTATGTACTTCTGAGTGTTGGATCAGATATGTCTGTAACGATACCAGTTCTGCGGAACCCTGTCCTGCCTATCTCGCTGATAGTATAGTCGCCCAATTCACTTGCTGCGCTAGCAAGACCAGCAGATAAATCATACCTATCAATCTTGGTCTTAACCCTGTTACGCAATGCTTGAAGGCTTACATAGTTGTCGCCCATTTGCTGAACGCCATCTTCACCGGGAGTACCGGTTGCCAAGTACACCATGCCATTGGTTGAGTTGATGTACGGCACAGTGGATGATATGTTTGCCAATGACTCATTCATAGCGGCCATCTCTACCTCAAATCGAGAAGAATCTCCCGCTCTTTTCCTGTCCATGATTGACTTGTATTCGTCTTGGTACTCCTTTGATATAGTGAATACCAAATTAGTAGAGTCCTTGCTGTTCTGAGCGGCAACTTGGTAGTCGCGTAGGCTCATCTTGCCTGACTTCAACAAGCGATCAATCGTCAAGCGATAGTTCATCATGTCGTTGGCATACTTGATGGTCCACTCAGAGGCGGTTGTGTTCTCCCCCTTTGGCGCATCAGCCAACGTGAGCATATCCTTACGGGTAGACTCATCGATAGCGGCCTTCTTGGCCTGTCTATCTTGATCAATCTGAGTAATAGTATCAGTAAGACCCTTGCTTACCTCGGCCCAGTTTATTTGGCTATTCGCCTCCCGTTCTGCGTATTTGTAGTATGTCATTATTGTATGCTAAAGGGGTCAATGCCGTACATCAAATCCGGAGGTAACATCTTTGATTTTGAATTGTAAGGAAGATAAGGAACTGCTGGTCGTGCCGTCGGTGGGTTCGGGGCCACCGATTGATCCATTACTGGCGCTGTGTTTGCAAAGATGTTTTTCTTGATCAATTGCTTGGTGATATCAGGGTTCTGAACCATGAAGTCTTGGAACTGAAGAGGAGTCATTGCGTTTGCGATAGGATTACCATCAGCGTCCACTGACTTAGCGGCGTATCCAACACCCGACAACTTGGCAAAGTTTGGATCAGATGTACCCAACGCTGCTAGTTGGTTTTGAATTTGTTCTTGACTCATCCCTGCCGTGGTGGCTTGGCCTACTAGTTTGTCATATGCCTTGGCGCCTTGACCTTCGTAATACAAAGGGAGTGCTTGACCTACACTGCTAGCAACTTGACCTAGTCCTTGAAACCCTTGCGTCATTGCTTGCGCTCTTAACTTCTCAGCATCTTTAATAGCTTGTTGCGCACCTGCTGCTTCTGCAAGGCTGATGTTAGCGGCGAAGTCTTTCAGTCTTGACTCTTCTCCTGCAACCAACTTGTTCAAGTCTTGCATCTCCTGTGCTTGAATGTCTGCAATCTGACCCTGCTGTAGGTTCTGTGCCATCAAAGCACGGCCCGCTGTTGCGGCTCCACCTCTTTCGCTTTCGCGTCCAGCCTCAATCGCTTGAGCGCCCGCTACTAGCGCGGCTTCTCTTGCTCTTTCGTATGGTTCTTTGGTGAGAGACAATGCCTCGAACACATTCTGCTCGGCCCGTTTCTTGGCTTCTTGAATGGCTTTCTCTGCTTCTATTCTTGCGGTGGTCGCTGCTTTTGATTGCTGACTCGCCTGCTTGAAGGACATATATGAGCCGGCCAATGCTGTACCTGCTCCTACTACTGCTGCTGTTGTTGCTGCCATGACTTTATAATTTGATGATCATTTCTTTGTTGTAACTATCGCCCTCTATGTATCCTGCTGACTTGTAAACATTGACCAATGAGGGATGCTTGATCAATGCATATACATAACTGAAGCCAAGGTTCTTGCAGGTCGCTGTCAATATCTCAATCAACAACGCAATTGCCTCTTTCCTCTGTGGCTTCTTTTTGTACTCTTTGTTTGATATGATCCAGTCTACCCAAGCAGCCTTTGAGTTGGTGGTATAAAAGAATCCGGCACACACGGGTGTGTCTTCATCCAATACCATCACGCCACTCAATCCACCCTCGGGAAGAAAGTCTCTAGCAGGTGCTGTCCAACCCCAATCGCTCCACCATTGTACTAAAATGGTATCGTAATCTGTAGGAGTTAGTAGCCTTGCATGGAGCGCCATATGTATACAAAGATATTATTTTTTTAAGGATAACTTTTCATCACCTCAGACTCGAGTGTAAACAACTCTATCTTGTTGGTATTGGTGTTGGTCAGAGTGAATACGCAGTAGTGTCCAAGCAATCCATGAGACTCCGCAATTGAGTTCTTGATGTACATTGTGTACGGGTCTTGGATCAAAGGGATACCACCACCCACGACGGTCGTGTCCACAATCAATTGGTTTATTCCATTCTTCAAATCCACATTGATATCAGTCACCTCACCAAAAAGAATTGGCGTGCCGTACGTTGGAGGCAATGAGTAGTACAGGTAATCGCCCACTGAGATGATGCTACCGATAGCCACCGAGTAGTTCACCACTACCGCTGATGGCACGGTGGATACGATGCTCGTGCTACGTCCGATACCATTCACTGAACGCAATGGGTACTGAGACGCATTGGCTGGGATAGTCCCAGAGTTCCTGATGAATGCAAAGTACGCTTGCTCTTTCTTCTCGAAGTAGTTGGCTTGAATGAAACCACCAGTCTGCAAGTCAGTGTTCATCACTGCGGCCCACGTGTCGTCGCCCTCGATATTTAGCGTTTTAAACAACTTGTTTACCAACGGTGAGTCATTGAACACACTTGTCACAGTTGATGGCGTGTATGCCCCGTAGAATGTGTTTCTCTGTGCGTTGGTGTTATGCCTGTATAGGTTCCCTTGTTTGAAGGTGTAGAAGTAGTTGTTCATCCCGATCATTAGATCGGGATTGTATGAGTAGAACGATACCCATCCTTCTGCGCTAGGGCTATATGTTAGTGTATAGTTTGACATTGCTATTTAATTATGGGCATCCGCATACGGTGGCTGTAAAGGTCATACCAGGAGAGATAATGCTTCCGATTTTTGCGCAGATAACCAAGGTGTCACCGGGGTTAACGTCGGCACTCTGTGCGACATCGCTACAATCGGTGTAGTCAACCTGTAAGATGATGTCTGTGGTGTTGGTTCCGCTAAATGTTGCACAACAATCTTCACATGTTACTCCCGGAGGGACAGATATGATTGTCACAGTAGCAGTCTCGCTTGTGTATCCAACAACAGACCAACAACAGTTGCTAGAACCAACCGAAACGATAGACCCTAATGGGATAGTTGATCCTACATATGTAGCCACAACTATATCTCCTGTGGCACAGTCTTGCAATGTATAATTGCTACCATATACGCAAGTTCCAAACAAAACAATTACACCATTAACGACTCTGAACCAAGTGTATGGTGATGGGCATGCTGTCGGAGCGTGGTAGTATCCATCAGTCAATGCGAACTGTCCATTGACATCGAAGAATACCATGTCGTACAAACCCAATGTTCCAGCCGATCCATTTACATGGTGAACGTAGTAGTTTTGGTCTACTGCATCAGAACATGCACTATTAGAATTACCATTAACACCACTGCTATCAAATACTGGAAGCGATGTTGGGCATGTCGCACTGATTGTAAAAGACGCAGCCGCCGCGCATAGAGATATGACAATTAATCTTAAATCCGTTGGTGTAGCATTTAGTTTTGGTATCACCATGTGACAAACTCCGGGTACTCCAGATGTTAACTGAACCTGTGAATTAATCACAGAAACAATCTCTAAGCCTGTCAATGGAACGAAGCCTGTAGCCCCATCCCATCTAAACTTTGCTACGCTGTGTGGGCTGTTGGGTACAATACCACAGTTAAAAGGAAAGTCTCCTAAATATACCGGTTCTGCGGGAGATCCCGAAGCCAAGTATCCAAAGTTCTCTGAACTCACCCATGTGTATATGTTGCCATCGTACACACCTATGAGACCAAATGGCCCGTTGCCTGGATTAAAAGTAATCTCAATAGCGCCAGTTCCTGCACCTGTGTCTACATCGATAATGAAGTATCCTTGGCCACTACTAGTTAGGGTGGTAACAGGACATGGCTCCACGCATGATGGACATGTTTGTTGTGGTAGAAACGCACAACTGACCAACTCTCTGACAATCACCCCGTCCGAATAGAATCCGTCGGGGGCGCAGGTGGTCATGGCGGCATCTGTGAATACAGCCGTTGCTGATCCTAGTGATGGGGCGTTGAGGTAATATGTTGAACTAGTAGCCATTCTTTTTAATTATAAGCATCCACAACAAACATCCTGTATGTCTATGTTCGAGTAACACAACTCAGTTGCTGTAGATGATCTGTAATCCCAGATCAAATATAGATAATCTTGCAACACGCCCGACGTGAAAAATGATTGGAATACATTCCCTGATTGTGTGATTGGCGTAGCGGTGCTGGCCAATCCGAGCAATGTGGTAATGTCTGCGGTATTGTTGTTATATAGCGTGTTCGATGTGTAGTACTTAAACGAGTCGTTTGCTGCGTCGAAGTCAAATGTATCGGGTACAATCTTGTTAGAGATCAAGTACACATCGCTACCATCCACAGGGATAGAACCAAATCCTTTTGGTCCTGTGATTGCGCTATACAATGACACCAATGGAGTAGCGCTACCCGAAACAAACTCCACGAATGTGGTTTGAATTGGTGATGTGTACGTTCCGCTAGTGTATCTGAATTGTACGTGGTTGGTTTGACCCGCATCATAATCGTTGGTGACAACAACTTGAATCACGGTCATCAACTCTTGGTTTGGACAGTTAACCAATACAGCCAATACCACTGTGCCATTGGCGGTAACAGTAATGTCTGCTAGGTTTACGTTGTTGATGTCCTTGCTGAAAGTCAATGTGCCGCTTGTAGACTCTGGGCCTGTGGTGTAGGTGGTACCATCGTACACTGCCGACACCTCGAAGGTATCGCCAGGGGTGATTGAGATTACGGTGTAGTCGATGTTCACATCACCAACGAATGGGCTGAGGTCAACGCAGTATTGAAATGACTCATCATTCAATGTGAATGTCTGCTGAAGACCACAAGACACGCACTGTGGGGGCTGTGGTATCTCAGTGTCGTTGATAACCAATACATATTCGTTCATGTATGGGTCCCATCCTCCAAGTTTCTGAGTAGCGAAGAAGTCGATAAATGTACTTCTAAACCAAGTACGCATGCCCATCTCTGAAACCACAGATAGTTGGTCTTGGCTGTACATACTTCCCGACAACTGAATCACCGCACCGCGCTTAACGTCGGTGAAGAATCTGTTGTAGCCCCAGTGAACATAACTCTCGGGGTTGAAACTGATGCCGTACTTCTCGGTGCGCGCTATCTGAGTTCCAAGAACTTCGGGGATGGCAGCGATAGAACTACCAACGCCAGCGTCAGAAAGAATGTTCTTGCCTGCAAGCACATAGGATATTTTGTCCTCTTGCAATACCAACACATCCGTTTCACGGGCGTCCATTCTCTGAATGGGGCCAAATGAATCCTCGCATTGCTTGAAGTTTTGCAAGCCAAGGTTGAATTCGTTCAGTCTGTTTACGTTGGTCTCGTCGTAGTAAACACCACTGTATGTGATATCAGCGAAGCGATCAATCCTTCTGTAGTCCTCAGAAGATGTAACTGTCACCCTGTTTCCGAGCGTAAAGTATTTACCAACAATAGAATCCCTGACCTTGTAACTCTCCGCTCCATTGCCAAATGAGTAGCAATTAAAGAACTCGGTGTCAACCAATGCAGGCTGTGACGCTGTTTGATTTTGTACGTTACCTATATGGAAACCACCGGTAATCGGCAACGACAAATTGTTCTCGAAGAACACATCGGGCAATGCCTCGGTTGGTTCGGTTTCGAATATGATCAAGTTCTCAGCACGAAATACTTGAATGTTTGCAGTAATTGAAGAACGTCTGTCTTCTTTTTGGCCAGCACCGGAACATCTTTCGGTACCAATCATAGTTAATATCAATGCATTATTTGATATGTCTCTATACCACTGAATATAGTTTGTGCAAAGAGAATACTGTGAAGGTGAACCAGTGGTTGACATGGTTGGTATGTATTCCAGTTCGGGAGTACAGTTACCACCACCGGCATATGCGTATCCATCTTGGATGGCGTTGCCAATGTTGTCTCCATTCCACCAATCCATCATATTGTCATAATTGGCAGACGCTACGAATGTTTTATCAAGGATATAGGTACGAGTCTCGCATCGTCCTTGGCCATCCCTTACCCCTTTTCTTTCGAACTTTAGGGACATTGTGATACGACTACCGGCAGGGACTGTGTAATCCACGTAATCTCCTGTAACGGAATCCAACCTGTTCATCGGATATTGCAATACGGGATATACCCCAACAATATCTGTAAACACTGTTATAGTACCGGGGGCGATAACAGCCAATTCATCGTTGATGATATTGAAACTGTTTGGATTTATCTTCATGTACACACCGGCAGGCACAGAAATCTCTACGTTAGGGTCCAATTGACTAGTGATGGTAATGAAGTCAGCGGCCTTTGAATCCTTCTCAAGCACGGTGGCATAGGTACAATTCTGTGTCGGCCCGCTGCTATCAGCCTTGACAATCAATCTGTCCCCTTGCTCAATCTTCTTAGCATTCTCACCATCCAACAAGAAGTATACGTTGTTTGATTCTGGGTCAGTAAAGAATATATATGTGTAAATGGTCTCATAGAAGGTATTGCTTGGCTTGATGACAAACTTATATCTAGTCGCCCAAAATGGTGGCAATTGCGCAGGTGGGATTGTTACCTGGATAGAGTTTTTGTTCTTTGAAAATCCACATGGTACATGCACAGTGTTGTTCTGACTTACCAATGCAGTGCTAGATCGGTTAAACTCATCCATGTACACAATACCAATCTCATAGTCGCGGTTACTGTGCAGACTCGATGGCGTTGCAATCTCTTGGTATACTGCCTCTGCAAAGTTTATCTCATAGTACTCATACACGTTGAATGTCGGAGTGGTCACGTTGTCAACGAAGCGCATAGCGGGCAACTGAAGCCCAATCACTGTGCTTGACGTAGTGGTTATGATGCCAATTGGTTGATTGACAGCACTGATACCACTCTGAAACTTTGTCAAAGAGTCAAGGTTCTGTGGAATTGCACAGTTGAACTGATCAGTAAATGTGATACCAGTACATGCGTTGGCTACAGTTTGTATGTTGGCCGCTGTTCCTATTGCATCTTGAAACTCAGTGCTACTAGCCAGTGCGTACACCGATGAGTAGTCTTGGTTCAAGAAGAACGTGAAGTTCAACGAGATGTTGTCAGTGGTTTCACTAGGGAATGGCGTACTGCCGGTAAATGTAGCGTGGGTGAATGTAATGTCAAGCGACAATGATGCACCTGATACTAAGTTCACTCCGTCTAAATCAATCTCAACTACTGAATCAGCGATGGTTTGTGCGCTATTTATATTGTAATTACCACTTGCTGTGCTATCTGTAACCTCTGTAGTACCAATCTCCTCAGTAACCAAAGCAATGGTGTACTCGAACATTACAGGGTTGGCGTTCTCGTCAACCAAGTCATAGCCCTCTACGTAGTTGCCATACATCAATCGGTTACCCATCAATGTCTGTGCTTTCGCTTGCAATGGGACGTTGTCGTACAGTCTTAGAATCTCAGACTCCGGTAAGATAGTGAATATCTTGCTGTTACTGAATTGGTACGTAACACTAGCGTTGTTCACGATGCCAAGAGTAGCCTTGTCCAACTTCTCAATTACCTTGATGATGTTTGTGCCGGCTTCTTTGAATAGTAAGTCGATGCCAATAACCAATTCGTCGCCAGAGTTGTAGGTGATATTCACAGCGTTGGCTGCGTTCACCATGCCCTCGTTCAAGTAACTATCAACACTGAATTGGAATGCATTCGGTACAAACGCAGGCTCAGAGAACTGAGATGTTGCGGAATACTCGTTGTCTGCATAGCGATAGCGGTATGCGAAACACAAGAACCTCGTCTCCATGTAGTTCTCTTGGCCAGAAGTCGATAACATCTGCAATGTAGGCGCAGCAATTGGCGGTTGCTTAATCACCAAAATAGACTCCGCAGAGAACTGATCAGTGTTACCGATGGGAACTGTGTAGGTACGAGTGGTATTGATTGATCTCGGTGGGTTGTAATCGTCAGTAAAGAACAACAAGTTCTCGCTCACAGTCCCCGACTTCACCAAGTTAATCGCATTGATTAAGTACAATGGGTTAAAATTCAATGTGGTATTGACACCACCACCATCGTCGATACTGACAACGTGGTAAGTCAATATGCCCGTAAGCACATTGAACGAAACAATCATATCCAATTTGCCGGTAGCCCCGATGGGGAAGTTGGGGTCATGTACAAACCAATAGATGGTCTCTGCCTCCCCGTCCTCAAAAGCACCAATGCACTTAGCATCGTTACTCAAAGCGGTACCATTGATATATGTCAGCGCGGTAAGCGACTCATTCCCTTTGGTGTTCTCGATGACGCCTATCTCCGCGTTCTCGGTAGAACCCATGCGGATGTTCATCGCGTCAATGTATTGACCATCAGGAACCAATCTCTCATCGAGAGACTTATTCATCTTACCTGCTATGAAGTTTCTTGTTATATTGGCCATGTTACTTTATCCACTTATCCATGCCACGGAGACTCATCAATAATCTTCCGGGGTGTATATTGCTCAATCTAATCTTCGCATTTCTCAAAAGTGCAGCCTTTTCTTTTCTTGCTCTAGCCACGATGTATTCCTGTACGCCCAACTTTGAGTTGAGTATTTCGTACTGGATGTACGCATACACGTACTTCTCGAACAATTTATTCACCGTGATCAACGAGTCATCGCCACCCTCCATACCATCTGATACGTACTCAAGGATGCACAATCTGTCGATCATGTCAGAGTTGAAGTTGATTACGCCCGCCTTCTTGTCGATGGCAAAGGTTGGGTTGACGTTGGCGGTCTCTGTGTTAAGACCATAACGCTCACCAAGTCCGTATTCAAAATACCACTGCCCATCAATGTTCCAACCTTCTTGGCCGTCAAACATCCCACCCGGATTCATGTAGATGTTCTTCTTGGTGCCGTTCAATCTTGTGGTATCGATGTGAGAGTTCTGTGGTTGAAGGATATTCCCGTTCTGATCGAACAAGATGTTGGCTTGGTTGTCCTGCAAGTAAGCGCGTGAAGAAAGAATCTGCACGTTCTCGGTCATTGGCAACAGATACCCGTCTTGGTATAAAGAGATACGAACCCAATTGACGTAGTCGCTTGGGAGAATGTATCTGAGGTTGCTACCTACGGTCAACTCAAGGACTTTGATTTCCTTGAACGCATCGTAGTTTAACTCCTGTACCGCGCGCTTGGCATGGAACAGAATCTTGTAGCGCTCCTCATTGTTCACCAACGAGTGATTGCCGGCGTACATCAATTGAAAGTTCTTGACGATATCTTGGAGGCTTACGTATTGGTAAGACCCCCAGTTGGCGTTCTCTGGCGAGTTG